TTCGAATTATTCCTTCTCTGAAATTTTTGATATGAAAAACCCTAAGTTTTTCACTCAGCTCGACGGTTCCATTAGAAATATACCTAATGCTTTCGGTCTAATAGACTCTACCGTATCTGATAGAAGTCATATTCTATTCCAGCAATATGAGGGGTGGAAAGAAGGGGAGCTACCTCAGGTATTTTTTAGTCATAGACAAAGCAGGGAGGCCAGGCAAGAAGATTATTGGAATCCTCATATGACTCAGATCCAATTAGATGGATACAAAAGGAAGTTTTTGCAGGAGGATTTTGAGAGATATTTTAAAAATTCATGGGATTCAGGCTCTGTTAAGCCATTCACCAGAGAAATTTTAGATGAAACCGAAATAATCTCTTGTGAAGAAAAATTATTGGATCACGGGTCAATATCTTTTAATCTGGCTGAAAAGTATAGATTATTAGACTTAGCTGAGGCAGATACTGGTATAGGATTTAAGCAAGATTCCGCAGATTTTTTGCATCAAGTTACGGCAATCGAGGCAAAATTAGCCCCTGTTGACTCGGTTTATACACTTAAAAATGCTTTTGGTGCGGTGGAATTTGCATCTTTGGACGTCATCTCTAGGTTAAGTGACCTAATCAGGTCAGATTTCGCTATTTTAGCTGGATTAGATCAATCAGATCCGATGGCCATCTATAAAAAAGCTAAAACTATTCTAACTTTTGTAGCTAAGGGGCTTCCTAATAGCAAATATGACCTGGGATATTTAGGTATAGATAGAGCTACGCTCAAATATGTTTATTTTTTAATAGGTGTGGTCCATATTGAAGATGCAAGTATCGACACTGTTAAAGGAGTTTTATCTAGAGCCCATGCAGAGTACGAAGGTTTAGATAGTTTTTGTGGGGAGAGATACGGAAGTGGTAATTTGAATAAATTTTTAGACGATAATAAAATAAAGTATGAGTTTGTATCTCCAGGCTATGACAGGCAGAGGGACTGTTTTAAGGAATTATTTTTAGTATCTAGAGAAGGTAGGCTAAAAAAGCCTAGAGCTACTATACCAGGTACTTCAGGCCCAGATATTATCAGAGAAGAAATGGGCGTATTTTATCATGATACTACTAAACGATGGTTTGGTAGTCCGCATAAAGACGAAAAGCATGGAATTCAGGATGATAGCATTTTCAGTTTAGGATGGTGTATGTATGGAGGAAGAGAGCTTGCTCCAGAGCATTTCAGAGAAAGAAAAAAATCCTTAGATAAATTCGGTATTTTTTACCCTTCATCCGCCCGCCAACATATTTAAAACGGTTTTCAAATTTAATTATTGACATACCACCACCGCCCGTGCTATTTGGTAGGATATACATTATATCCTACTAAAGAGCGTATTGATGGACAATGAAATTCTAAAAGCTTTAGAGAATGTCCCACCGGAAGTCCTTAAAGGGCTAACCTTTTCTATTCCCTGGCAGCACGATCCTGGTTCTGATAATGACTACTCGGATCCTGACGGTTTTGAGCAGAAACGGCCCTACAAGTCCATGTCTGCATCTGAGATTAGAGACGAGTGCTGGAATAAGTTCGATAATAACCCTCAAATCAACACAGCTATTCGCGGACTTCAAGGAAGGCTCACTGGTTTAGGATTTGGATGCAGCAGCCCTGTGTTTACAGTCCAAGAGGTGTTGGACGAAACTTGGTTTGATTATCGCAATCGCCTTTATAATTTCATGCCTAAATATGTTGCCAGGGAAAAGATTGAAGGTGAACTCTTTTTAATATTCACGATTCATGAGAAAGGTTTCGTAGAAATAGATTTTTTAGACCCAGATGATGTGGGAGGGGGTAAGGATGATGTAGGTATTATTTATCATTCTACAAAAAAGACCATGCCCCTATTTTATAATATTAAAGGAGAAAATCCTATAGGTAGAGGATTTTCTTATCAAATACCTTCCATTTATATTGCTCATAACCCTTCTCTAGTAGCAGATGCTAGGAAACACGACGATTTTTTAGTTAAGGCTCAAGCCGTTTGTAAATCCAGAAAGAAGGTATACCAAAAATTAAACGGTTACTACCGTTTTGTGGTAGGATGGGACCGTGGCCTTATTGAGAGGAGGGTGATCTCCTATCTAAGAACCGTTTTAAGATGGGCTAATCTATATGAGCAACTGAAAAACTACGAGATAGACCATAAGAGAAGTGCAGGGTCCTATCTCTGGGTATTTACAATAGAAGATCCTGCGGCATTTAAGCTTTGGCTTTCTCTTTCAGATGAGGATCGTAGAAAAACAGGTATTATGGCCAAGAAGACACCTGGTGGTTCTATGGTTCTTCCAAATGGCATTACTATGGAGGCTAAAAGTCCTTCTCTACCTACGCTAAACGAGCAAGACACAGACATTTTAAAGATGGTGGGTAGCGGGCTAAATGAAGAGGAAGGTGTAATGACAGGAAAGAGCACCTCTCCTTATGCCTCCATAAAAGCTTCGAGAGGTCCTATGAGTGATAGAACCTCTGATGAAATTGCCTGGTTCAAAAACTTCCTCCAGTTTGATTTTTGGGGATCTGTTTTCCTCCTTAAAAATAAAGTGGGATCTTTCCCAGCTACAATCCCTGTGGAAGAGTGTGTGGATTTCACATCTGTAGAGAAAAAAGGTGAGAATGGAGAAATAGAGTATAATCACACACCTGTATTTAAGAAAATACCTAGGAAGCCGGAGTTTTTAATAGATATATCCTTCCCAACCTCTGAAAATATAGATTACGAATCTAGAGCTAAGGGAATGATCGGTGTAAAGCATGGGCCTCTCACAGAGACTTTGGGTGTTCCTAATAGTGAAGTTGCTAATAGAATGGGATTTAGTAACTATGGTAGAGGAAGACTCCAGAGGGAAACAGAGAGGAAAAAGTATCCTAAGTTAGTATATACTATGGATGCAGAGTCTAAGCAGGAGAAGGCAGAAGCAGAGCCTGCTAAATCAAACAAAAAGGAAGAGAAAGATGGCGAATAAGATACCGAAAGGAGCACTTCGTTTTGTAGGAGCCGGCCAGACAGCCTGTGCCTTTGCCGCAGATGACGGCAAAGAGAGGATCCAGATGACAGTATACACAGGCGGAGTGATTGAGAATCACTGGTGGTGGGACAACCTCATAATGGACCTCGAAGGTGTTAAGTTCCGCCAAAAGGTTTATCCCATTCTGGAAAATCATGAAACTGATCGAAAGGTAGGGTTCCATCAGAAACCAATCGTTACTGCGGATGGTGGAATTCAACTGGACCCTGAAAAGTCTGGTTTTGTAGACACACCTCATAGTCAGGAATTCCGTAAATTGAGCAAAGAGGGGTTTCCTTATCAGGCAAGTTTGTATGGAAAACCTTCCAAGATACAGAGGTTTGGGGAAGATGAAGAGGTTGTGGTCAACGGCCACAAAGTCAAAGGCCCAGGAACGGTATGGAGGGAGTGGGAGTACAAAGAATCCTCTGTATGTGTTTTTGGGTGGGACAGCAAAACCAAATCGTCTGCTTTTTCCAGGGATGAAGAGGAAGAGGTAGACTATCTTGAGGAAGGAGGTGAGGAGACTCTTACTTTAGATGAAGAGGGAGATACTAACAAAAACTCGGAAGGAGGTGAAAACATCATGGATCTTAAGGAATTCAAAACCAAGCACCCCGACTTGTTCTCTCAAGTAATTGAGGAGGGCAAATCACTAGGACGGCAGGAGGCCGAATCTCAGTTTTCAGACGAGAGGAAAAGCTTCCAAGAGCAGATCGACTCCATGAATTCCAAGTTCTCCGAAACGGAAGAGAGAACAGCGAAAATGGAGAAGGAGCTTACCCTGTCTCGTGAGGAAGCAATGAAAAGTCGGGCAGACAAGTTGTTCGCCGAAATCTTTGCGGACAGCGATGTGGAGCCTAGGCTGGAGTCTAAGGTTCGCAATCAAATCAACCACAGCAAGTTTGTGAAAGAGGATAGACTGGATGAAGAGGCTTTCTCCAAGGCTGTCCAAGATGAGATTGCAGACTGGGAAAGCAGAATGGCCCCCACCGATGTTCGAGGGTTTTCTTCTTCAGGAGATGAAGCAGGTGAAGGATCTGACCAGCTCTCTGAAGAGAATAAGTCGGTAGTATCCGACATGCTGAGCCGCGCCGGCCAGACAGCTAAATAGCCGCCGGAAACGAGACAAGTAGTTTTAGTTAAAGAGACAAATCTATAATAAGGAGGTGATTTTTAATGCAAGATATTCCTAACATTATCCGAGGGGTTCAGGAAGATCTTAGAGCTATGTACCATAGTGACCCTATGGCAGCTCTCAAGGTACCTGTGACAATCCAAGCAGGTTATGGACTTCTTAAGATGGGGCAGGTCTTGGCTTTGAATGAATCCGCCGGCGGCGGGGTAGGAACTTTGGTTCCTTATAACCCTACATCGTTTACCGGCGCTGAGGATCATCCTGGCAGGGCCTATCTGGTCGCCAACTCCGGAACCACAGACAAGTATGTGTATGTTACAATGAACGATAGTTACAAGTTTGTGGTCGGTGACGACCTGATCATCAACGATGATACAACCTCCGCCGAAAATCTGGGGGCAATCACCGCCATCGATAGGAGTACTTATCCTCACATGGCCAAGATCACTTTCACCGCCAGTATCGGTGGAACTGCTTTCACAACCGCTAGGTTCGCCTATGTTTGTGTGGAGGCTGGTGACAACACCAACAACTACTCGGATGCAGTGGGCATCCTTGAAAAATCTGTGAATACAGGGGTTGGGGCAAATGCTAAGGGGGCCATCGCTACATTGGTCCTGGGCAATTGTGTCGTCCACGAAGGGGTTCTTCGGAACATGGACAGCGCCGCCAAGACAGATCTGTCGGCTGCCTCCTTCGGTCAGTTCCTGTATATCCGTTAAAATCCATTAGAAGGGAGGTGAATACTCTATGAATCGATCAAAATACAAAATGTCTCGAGGACAATCGGACATTCCTGCCCTAAGGTTGGAGGTTCTTCAGGAGTTTGTGGAAACCTTCAAAGCACCGCCGAATTTGGTGATGTCTAATCTCTTTCCTAAAAGGAACGCGGATTCTTCATCTATCAAGTGGGAAAGCCAACGCGGCGGCCGTGGAATGACACCGTTCGTTCCTCCTGGCCATCCAGCACCACTGTCCGCAGGGTATGGCATCGCTGAGCACACAGCCGAGGCGGCTTACTGGAAGGAGAAAAGGTACTTCGATGAGGAGTTCCTGAATAATCTCCGTAAGCCCGGAACAGACGCCTCGCACCACACAGCGATGGATATCCTTTCGGATGCCATGTCCGACATTTCCAATCGTGCCAATCGCCGGAAAGAGTGGATGTTCTGTCAAATGCTGTTTACGGGGTCCTTGACTTACCAGCTGAAAGGCGGCGTCAAGTTCACTCTGGATTACGGTATTCCGTCCACCCATAAGGTGAGTCTTGCCTCTGCCTATTACTGGGATACGGGCGGAAGCAAAGACATCCTCGGAGATATCAAAACCGGAAAGCGCAAAATCTCGGAGGCGGTGGGTAGCCATGTTACCAAGGCCATGTGTAACAGCAAGGTTTTGGATATGATTGGCAAAGACACCACCCTGCAGGCACTTCTGTACCGCGATCGTTTCGGTGATGGCAGTCTATTTGGTAGTTCTGGGGTAGATCCTTTGGCGTTGGTTAATGCCAGAACCCTGGGCCAGCTTTTTGACATCGACGAAATCATCGTATACGATGAGATGTATGAGGTCAAAGCTTGGCTGACCGCGGCGGTCACCGCCGGAAGCACCACCTGGCTCACAGTGAATGATGCCAGCGATTTTGAGGCTTACTCTACGATCAAAATCGTGGATCAGACGGACGGCTCTTTTGAAGAGCGTATAGTCCTCTCTGTGGACAAGGCAAACGATCGTATTCAGATCGAGTACCCATTCACCAGCAGCTATCAGGCAGGTGAAGATTATGTGTCCATGACCAGGTACTTTATGCCGGACGACAAGTTCGTGATGTTTACGGACAAAGTAGACGGAAAGCCAATTGCCAGATATATGCAGGCTCCTTTTGGCCTCGGCCGTCATTACGGCATGTATGTGGACAAGAAAGAGGTGTGGGACCCTGAAGGCATCTACGTTAGAGTCCAAGATAAGGGGCTTCCTGTCCTTTATCATACGGATGCTATTTATACCATCGATGTCACGGCGACCACCGGTGAGTCCGCCACCAGTACCACTACAACAACCAGCACCACGACAACCAGCACCACCTCTACGACCACAGCTCCATAATGGGGCGGTGTCGTAATAATCGACTGGAGGCAATCGATATGCATATCGAAAAACTATTGCTTAAAAAGCATCTAAAGGCAGGGTCCAAAGAGTATACTGTTGGTGTGTATACTGCCCCCATACCTGAAGATATCTTAACTGAAGTTTACCGCGGGGATGTGGTTGATGTTTTAGAGTATTCTAAACATCAATCACCCCCGCCTCCAGTTTCAGACGAGGATCTGTCTGTTTGGGATGCAGCGGTGGAAACCACCCTGCCTGCCGAAGAGAAACCACCTAAGCAAGAGGAGCCTTTGAGAAGAGCTCGAAGGGTTGAGGGCTAAATGAATCAATCTGAAATGGTAGCTTGGCTTCCAGTAAAAGTTAAGTCTCTCTCCAGTTATCTCGACCCGGCGGACTACACAGAAGCAGTAGATTCCGCCGAGGAGGAACTGGGATGGACTTTGCCGCAAACCGGAGATAAGCTTTTCTGGTTGAAGCAGAGGGCCCTCAGACATTTGTTTTTTGCACTTATGAGCGAGAGTGCTCATAAGTTTAAGTTCGAACAAGTTAACCTCAATCAGCGTTTTGATCATTATAGGTCTCTGATAAAAGATCTAGATAAAAAGTTCGAGGAGGCAAAGGAAGAGAATCCTGTGCTTTTTGCTGATGTGAGTACTTATAAGTTCTTTGGAACTAAGGTGGATGCAGGTTTTGCTTCGGATGGATTAGGTAGAGATAGAACATACAGCGAGGATCAGTTGGTTTTGCACCATCCTAAAGAAAGCGAGTAGTCATGTCTCTGGGATTAGATCTAAAATCCGCAATAGAAGAGACAGGTTTGCTTTTCAGTTTGCATAGGGATGGAGTTTTACAAAGTGCTACCAACTATGTTTGGCTTAAAAGTAATGCCCAAGTAACCAAGCCTTTTATCCGGGAGTTCTTTTTAGAAGGTCAAGTTGCTTATGATTTAGATATTAAATCTGGAGATGTTGTAACTATTACAGGTACTGGTGTTCAGTACCTAGTAGCTCATAGTACACCAGACTCTTTTGAAAATGAAATTTATAGGCATTCTTTAGTTTTATACAAAGCCAACGAGCCTGTTTCTGTAGTTCGATCCTACCAAGATAGGAATGAGGACACTTATTTAGCTGAAACTCATTACACTATCGTGGCCGAAGATATTTATGTTTGTGTAACTTCACCTTTATTTGGTAACGAGCTTAATGAGGACAGCGAAACAGGACCGATCCCTTCCGAAATTTTAGAGATGTACATTCCCTCCTCCTATGGTGTCCTACCCAAAGACACTGTTCGCCTAGATGGGGCTTTTTATCTGGTTGAATCTGTCAAAAAGAAAAGATATGAAGGGCTGGATGTTTTAGAATTAAGTTTAGATAACAGTACTTTAACTACCACTACGACAACAACCAGCACCACTACGACAACAACCAGCACCACTACGACAACAACAGCTCCTTAGATGGTTACTATAAAAATCATTTTTGTTGCTAAAGATCTAAAAAAGGTATTGTCCGCAATAGCTAAAGTTAGATCTGCCGTCTATGTCAGAGCTAAAAATATAGGGTATCAGTTAGGTGTAGATTATTTAAAGCTCGTTTACTTGAATATAGTTAACCAGAGATACTCTGCTGGTTATGAACCATATAGTGAAAAGTACGGAAAATGGAAATCTAAGAGAGGTCCTGAATCTAGGTTTTGGATTTTAAGTGGTGATTTACTTCAGGCACTTTCTATGTGGAAAAAAGGAAAATTTGGGTGGGTATCAGGCATTCCTGCAGGAATTTTGGATAGTGGAGGTAAGAACTATTCAGGTTTAGGCAAGCCCACTTACATAGGAGCATACGGCAGGATAATGGAATACGGAGGGTCATTCGAAGGACAAGTTCACCCCGCTAGACCTGTTTTTGGTCCTACTTTGGAAGAATATAAAAAATCCGGAGCCTTAAAGAGGCTGAAAGAATCTAGGACAATAATAAAGAGGAACTGGAGATGAGAGTAAAGAGGATCTACCCTAGGCAATTACATACAGAAATCGAGATGTCTCAAGAGGAAGTAGAGATGCTTCTAGATTTTTTGGATAGCTGCTCTTTAGATTTTTTAGGTTCTGATAGACTTAAAAAAGCTGGAGAGTATGTAACCACCAAATTTTTTCCTAATCTACAGAGACTCAGCGAAGAAATGAGGTCTATTTCCTAATGGCTTTAGATGCAACGGCGAGAGAATCTAATTTTAGGGACAGTGTTAAGAAGTTCCTTGTGGACAACTTAGAGACTGCTGAAGGGGTTCCTATTCTTTTTGATTCTCGTCTTACTACTCCTAACATATCAGGTAGAACCTTAGATAAATGGTATAGGGTAGAATTTGGACCAATCACTAGAGGAGTGCCCTCTGAAGCCCTAATAAGGATAATTTGTTGCACTAAGGAAGATAATGAAGGTTTTAAACTCGCTCAGTTAGGAGATAAGCTCTTAGGTTATCTTACTGACACTTCCAGTAATGGAGACGGAACCAAAAGAATACCTTTCTATCAGAGCAGCCCAACCTCTGCTTGGGTGAAGATTGGGTCTCTCATAGTGTTTAGCATAGATGAATTAGGGGAGTCTGTTGCTCCAGAAGGAACTAAATTTAAAGTGGTCTTGGTGAGACTACGGTTTGTGAGTAAAATATGAGTAGGCCCAAAAAAATGATGCTTCGATGTTCTAAATGCGGAAAAAAGCTCATAGAGCGAAAGAGCAATGGAACTTTAATATTTAAGTTTGGCAAGTCCTACGCCAGAAAGGAGCCACCAGTAGAAATCGAAATTATAGGTAATGCTAGAATGAGATGTATCAGGGACTCCTGTAGAAAAGAACACCCTGATCATTGGAATGTGTTTACTTTGTTGCCCCAGTCAATCGACCAAGTCGAACAGAATTCCGGCAAAACACACAAATCTGAATAGGAGGTGATCTTATGACACAAAGGACAGGTCCAGTAACCAGAGATACCACGGCTGTTGCATTGGGTCTCGCACAGATCAGGGTGGGTCTCGCTTCAACCTACATTGGTCAGATAAACCCCATTTTACCGACCACCAACAACCTCGGTGCCCTGGCCAATACCAAATACACAGGCTCTGTTGACTTTTACAAGCTAGAGTCTGGGTTTCCGATGATGGAAGATGCGGTGTTCCCGCTTCGTGAAACTGCTATGTTGGAATGTGCTTTCAAGGAAATCACACCCTACAACATGGCGATTGCTCGTGGTCTAGATCCTACGAGTTACTCTGAAAACCACTATGCTCGTCTGGCTATCGGTACAATGGCGGCACCGGTTTATCTAAGGATGGAGGCTGTATACACCTTTCCTGATGGAACCAACAAACTGTACATCATTTTCCCGAGATGTCAGATTGTTGCCCAGCAGGAGCTGGACTTCCAGGCGGAGGAGCCGGCAGCCGTGCCTATCAGCATTGAAGCCAAGAGGGCAGACAGCGAGGTATCCGGAGGTCATGTGATTTGGGATGGTATGCCCCTCGGTTGCTTTATTTGGGACGACGGTTCCACTCTGACCTCTACAACTACGACCAGCACAACAACCACTACCACAGCTCCATAATAGTGGTAAACCTATTTATTGGGAGAATGTAAATGACTACTAAAAAGCCGGGATCCAATCAGAATCCTCAGATTGAGGAATGGGAGGTGGGGATACGAGAGGTTAAATCCCTCAAAGTATACCCCCTCAGTATTGGCCAGCAAATAAAGGCCTCCGATATGATTGAGGAGGCCTTGGCCAAGTTTTTTGGGCAGCAAATAACAAATATCAACAAAGAGGTTGTGAGCTTTGTTCTGGATACTGTGATTAAGAACGTGAAGCAGGTCATAGCGTTCGTTACGGATCCTGAAGATTTGTCTTTCAATGGTTACTCCAATGTAGACAATCTTCTAGATGATGTCAGTAACAATCAGTTTTCAGATTTTATTTCTCTAATCAAAGAAATGAATTATGATGAGCTCTTAAAAAACCTGAAGGGCCCCTTGAAGAGAATGCTGACCCTCCTCCCGAGCGAGGACGAAATATCAGCCTTGAAGGGGCCATCTCAAGAGTCTGCCACTTCTACCCAGGCTACAGATTAGAGCATTTTTATAATCGTAGTTTTAGGGAAGGAGGGGTAACTCACTCTCAGCTCGTTTCACTCATGCAAAACATGAGCGAGGTGGAAGAGGAAAAGTTCAAAGCAGATGCGCTTCTTTTTAGAGGTGTAAATTTGGATGATGAAAAGGCTAAATCTAAACCCGAAGAGACGTTTGTTTTCAAAGACCCAGAGGAATACAATCATTTATCAGATGAAGAAAAGGCTAAAGTTACTGAGAAGATGAAAGAAAAATTGAAAGGACTATCAGAAATGTCCAGCAAATTCCGAATGGGGTCAATTAAAAAATGACAGATGGTGCAGATCTCACTTTAGGAGTTCTCTTTTTAGGAAAAGTAGATGCTTCTTTCCGAAGGGAGACAGATAAACTAAGGGACATTTTGATGGGGCTTTCCCGTCAAATGTCCTCTAGCACCTCCTCCATGGGCGGGGCTACTAAAAAAGCCCGAGCTATGGGAGACGAATTTAGCAATGTAGGTAAGAAGATAAGCAAGGTATCAGGTGGGTTCCAAAGACTCACTGCCGCCTTGAAAGTAACTGCTTCCTATGGTTTAGCAGGAACTTTTTTGTTTGGAGTAATAAACAGCCTCAAGCAAGGTGTGGTGGAGATTGCAAATTTTGACCAATCCTTGAAAAACCTTCAAGCCATCACAGGAGCAACAAGCCCTGAAATAATGGCTTTGCGTGATGTGATATTAGATGTAGCAGAAAGAACTAGGTACTCTGCGGGAGAGATTTCAGAGGCGGCTGTAACTTTAGGCCAAGCTGGCTTCTCTGCTTCCGAGAGTTTAGATGTTTTAAATGCTGTGGCTAACTTATCTACTGGTACTCTCTCTAATATGGCGGATGTGTCTGATCTCATAACCACAGCATTAAGGTCTTTCGGAGAGAGTGCCCAGCAAGCAGGTCGTTACTCCGATATATTTGCTAGTGCTATCAACAGGTCTAAACTTAATGTAGATAAACTCAGAACAGCTTTTAACTACTTAGGACCAATCGCTTCACAAGTGGGGCTTGACTTAGAAAACACTGCCGCAGGTGCAATGGTTCTTGCGAATGCAGGACTCCGAGGCAGTACAATAGGCACAGGCTTTAGAAGGGTTCTGCAGCTTTTAGTAAGTCCTACTAAAAAACTTAGAGTTCTTTTTGCCTCCGCAGGTGCCGATTTAGACAAGCTCAACCCTGCTGTGTCTTCTATGACAAGTGTTATAGGGGAACTACAAAAGCTCCTAGGAAAAACAGTAGATCCTGCAGAGAGGGCTAGGAGAGCATTTGAGCTTTTTGGTTTGAGAGGTGCTTCAGTAGCAGCGGCTTTAGGTCAAGCCGGAAGGGAAGGTTTTGAAGCCATGCTATCAGAGGTTTACGCAGTAGGGAGAGCCTCTGAAATGGCAGAGAAACAAATGGAAGGCCTTGCTACAATGGCTAAAAACCTAAAAGACAGGTTTGTTAATTTAGCCATCGCTATAGGTGAAGGAGGAATAGCAGACGCTCTCAGGATTATACTTCCAATTCTAAGAACCTCTGTTAGTGTTATAACAGATCTGGCTAATACTATATTTGGTCAGGCAGTTGTTGCTTTCACTACTTTGACTTTGGTTATTGCGACCTTAAGAATAGGCATTAGATATCTTATAATTCAACTCACTGCCTTAGCAGCAGGCATGAGTGTAGCTACCATCCAAAGATATGCCGCTGCCCATGGACTTCTAGCTGTAGCCTTCCAGGGAGTAACCAGAGCTGCTAAGTCTTTGTTTCTCTTACTAAAAACAAATCCTTGGTTTTTAGCAGCAACGGCAATTTCAGCCGTAGCCGTTGCCACTTACTCCTGGAACAAGAGGCAGAGGGAGATTATACCTACCCTTCAAAAACAAGGTGTTCATTTAGATCAAAATATCAGCAAGTTAAATGATTTTCAAATCAGACTTTCTAGATCTAATGAAGGTAGCATGGAATATAGGGCCACTCTAGAGAGACTGATTCAAGAATTTCCAGAGTTAGCTACCCAAATAGATCTTGTGAATGGTAAATTTTTAGATCAAGGGGAGTCTCTAGAAAAGCTAATAAACAAATTTAGGGTTCTCAGATTAGAGAACCTTGCGGATATGTTCTCTGCTTATGTAGATAGAATAGCAGACATCGAAAAGAAAATCAAAGCTTATGAGGATCTTTTACAAAGAGGGGAGAAAGATAGACCTTTCGTAGAGAGATACACAGATAGAATTAATAAGCTCAAAAAAGAACTCAACGATTTAGTGTCTGATCAAAGAGCTGCTTTTAGCAGGATAGGTGACGTTCTTTTAGATTTAGGATTAACTACTACATCCTCTTTTGAGCAGATAAAAGATAAAGTAATTGAGGTTTTCGGTCTCAGCCAAAAAGAGGCAGATAAATTAGCTACATATATTCAAGGATATTATGATAGGATTCGTCTTCTTAAGCTGAAGTCGATGCAAGACGATAAAAACCTAGCCGCCTCACAAGAGGACTTGGTAAGTATTTATGGAGACAAATGGTTAGCTCTGTACCGTAAGTTAGATGCTCTTCGTAGGGCCGATCTTTTAGAAACTGTATATGATATGCAGGAGAAGGTTACTAAACTAGAGCAGTTAGCAGATAAGCAAGGGTGGACAGAAGAGCAATTACAAGCAAGAATTAGAGAACTCAATGAAGAGACATATAGAACATTTATCGAGAAAGAAACCGCCAAAGCTAGAAAAGCCAGAAAAACGGCGGCAGAGATAAAGGAAGCATATTTACAAGCTAATAATGAATTAGAGGCTTCCGAGATAGCCTCCGCAAGAGCTAGAGCAGCAGACCGCTCTCAAAGAATAAAAGAAAGTGTTAATGATGCAAATAAGAGAAAGAGTTTATTAATAACAGTGGAGGAAACTCTAAATAAAGAAATCTTTAAAATTAAGGAGAAGTACAAGAGAAAAGAAGAAGATCTGATAGATGATATATCTAAGTTTAGATTAAAATCTGAAAGTGAATCCGTCGAAGCTGCTATTGCTGAAGCAAAAAAGAAAGCTGAAGCCCTCAAAAGACAAGTGGAGGACGAAATCTCCCAAGCAGAATTGAAGGCTTCGCTTTTGCTTGACATAGAAGCAGCACTACAGAAAGAAATAGAAAGAATACGACAAGAATTTGCTGATAAGGACGTGGGGTCCCGTAAAGAAAAGCTCCGTAATTTGGAAGAGGAGTATAGAGCAGGTATAATTACTGTTAAAGAGTACTATGAAGAGTTGGATAGACTCGCGGAATTAAATCTGATCTCAGATACTAGGAGGGCAGAACAGAAGAGGAAAATTCAGGAAAATATTTGGGATGCTCTGGTTAATGGCTTTGAAGATGCTAGTCGTAGAGTTCTCAGCTGGAGCGAGATGCTGTATAATATTGGAGAAACCATAGCCGACAAAATAGCAGATGATCTAACCTCTAGTATTTTAGAGTTTGCAGACGGTACCAAGACTGCCGAGCAAGCTTTCAGGGATTTCGCCAAGTCTGTAATAGATTGGCTAGCTAAAATGATAATTAAGCAAACTCTTTTAAATGCTTTAAATAAGTCTTTTGGATTAGGAGGAGGCGGAGGAGGTTCTACATATGACACTTCCTGGATTTCAGTTAATAAGCCTCACTCTGGTGGTGTAGTTGGTAGCAAATTATTCGCTAGAAAACAAGTAGATCCTTCCCTTTTTAACTATGCTCCAAGACTTCATGGAGGGCTAAGGAAGGATGAATACCCTGCTATATTGCAAAAAGGTGAAGAGGTTACACCTAAGAGTGAAGTAGGGAAGAATAAGGAGGTTCAAGTAATCATTAACGAGGCTCCTCCAGGAACTACAGCAAGGGAAGATAATTCTGGAGCAGATGTTAAAAAGATAATAATAGATGTAGCCGCTCAAGATTTTGCAGGAGGCGGTACTTTAGATAAATTGTTCTCTAAACTTTATGGACTTAAAAGGGTGACTACGAGACGATGAGTACTCCATGGCCTTCAACTTTGCCTCAAAAGCCGGTAGCTTTCAAATATGGAGAGACGGAGCCTTCTAACACGATTAGGCAAAATATGCAGGTTGGTCCTCCTAAGAGTAGGCCTCTTTCTAGTGCTAAAGGAGAGGAATTAGATTTAGTTTTTATATTTACAGGAACTCAAAAAGCTACATTTAGGACTTTGTATAGAACTACTTTGAGTTGGGGAAGTCTTCCTTACGAGTGGACTCATCCAGATACAAAGTCTACCAAAGATTTTGTTTTTATGACGGAGCCCTCTTATAAATTTATAGGAGGAGAGTATACAAGTTACTGGGAATGTTCTTTTAAGGTGTATGTGAAACCATGAGTAGATCGACATCTGAAACATTTAGAATAGCTACAAATAGCCAGGAGACTGGTCAAGTTCTAGTATTGCTTCTTACTTTAGAGCATGAAAATCTAGAGGATCCTATAAGGTTCTCTACTGATAATGCAGATTCTTTCGAGTTTTTAGGAGAGACAGTTAGAGGCACAATAAGTAATGGAGAGAACTATCTTTATTTTCCTATGGAAGTTCAACTACCTGAAGATAAAGAAGGAACAGTATCTAGAGCTTCCATTACAGTGTGCAATGTTCTTGCTGATCTGCTCGCAGAAATAAGGGGTATGGAAGAATCACCAACAGTAACGATGCAGGTTGTTCTAGCTTCTTCACCAAACACTGTGGAGGCTTTATTTTCTGGATTTGAATTTGTAGATATTTCGGCTGATGCTTTTACTATTACTGGTACTTTGAGTTTAGGTAATTTTTTAAGCGAGCCTTACCCTGGTGGAATAATTCTGCCTAGCAACTTTCCAGGATGTTTCTAATGGAAATAGATGTATCTAAATACTCTGAAGTTCCTTTTAAAGCTAAAGGGAGGTCTCTAGAAGGATGGGATTGTTGGGGTCTCGTTTATTTCATTTATAAAGATTTATTAAATACAGAGCTACCTTTGTATATAGAAGACTATCAAAACACCTCCGATCTTGAAGAAATAGAATCTTTAATAAAGTCTAACAAACCTCTTTGGGATAAAATAGAAAAACCTAAACCTTTTGATGTGGTTTTATTGAGAATAGATAATCATGAAATGCATTGTGGTTTGTTTTTAGGAAACAAAAAGTTCTTTCATTGTAGGAAAGGTGTAAGTTCTGTTATAGGAAGAGTAAACGATATTAAATGGAGAAATAGGATTGTCGGATATTATAGATATCGAAAAAGAAGTTAAAGCTCTAGTCAGGAGCAACCCTTTTTCTTTCCGAAAGTCTGAGGTTAGAGTTTCAGAAGGTTGCACAATCTTAGATATAGTGCGAGCTTCGAACTTTCCCTCTTATGTTGATATTATAGTAACATTAAATAACGAGGTGATCAAAAAAGAGGATTGGGCTACAACCTTTCCTCATAGAACAGATATAGTGATGTTGAGAGCTGTTCCTTCAGGGGGCGATAGTGACTCTACAATGATCACGGTGCTTACAGTGATTGTTTTAGTGATTGCTTATGTTGTCGCACCATATGTGGCAGCTCCTCTCACACCTTATATAGGTGGTTCTTTAGCTTTCGCTCTAGCTTTCGGAGCTTTATCTACTTTAGGACTTTTAGCTTTAAATTCGTTGGTTCCCCCACCATCGGATATGAGTCCCACCAATACTTACAAATCTTCCAACTCCTATGGAATATCTGCCGCTAGAAATAGTTTAAATCTATATGGAGTGATCCCTTCTGTACTAGGTACAGTAAGAATTGTTCCACCTTATGCTGCTCTTCCTTATACTGAATCTGAAGGAACAAAACAAGTTTTGTTCAGTTCTTTTCTAATCCAAAAAGGTCCTTGTGAGTTAAGTGATTTCAAAATAGGAGAGACAGAGCTTACTAATATTGCCTCCGAAGAAGAGCTTTTATATTCTTTTTATTATGGAAACGAGGAAACCACTTATTCCGATATTATACCTGGCGATGTTTATCCAGATAGCTTATCAGATTTAATTTCTAATGCTGATGGTTGGGTATTGCATACAACTCAGTTAAATACTGTGGCAATATGTGTGGATCTAACCTTTTTGCGTGGTTTGTGTGAAATTGAAGATGACGGGTCTAAATCTACTAGAACAGTTAATTTAGAACTCCAATACTCGCCCACAGGGGAAGATGATTGGGTAGGTGTGTCAGGTGGTGGAACCTACTTTGAATCTAGAAATGTAGAAATAACACCAGAATGGCAGTCTGGTGGTAATGTAATAGGAGCTCCTCAGTATTGGCAAGTTTATTACACTGTTGTAATGAACAAACTATCTGGAGATATAAATTTTGTTCCTAGTGGTTTTGATCAAGAACCTATAGTTCCTTCTTGGGCTTACGGTTTAGCAGTAATTGGCTGGGATCTTAATAATGGAGGTGCCCTAGATTATAATGAAGATATAAGATCCTCCGCTGTGCAATCTATGGGATTTCAAGTTACAGGTGGTTTATTAACCTTTTCTCCTACCACATATACAGTATATGTAGCCTCTGGAACCTTAGCTATAGATTCGGATTTAAGTGTTACAGGTCATACCTCCGAGGCTGTGTTTAGAACGTTTTCATTCCCTGTAGTAGAAGGACAATATGATGTTAGAATTAGAAGGCTTACATCTGATACAACAAACGATAGGGTGTTCGATGAAGTAACCTGGACAACTTTAAAATCATACCAAGCTGGCGAAAGTATACTCGAAACATACATCGCTCATGTAGATTTGAAAATAACTGCCACCGAGAAATTAAATGGTGTAATCGACCAATTTAATTGTATCGCCACTACCATCTGTTTAGATTATGATTATGAAGAAGAAACATGGGCTCTAGCACCAACGAATAACCCTGCTTCTCTTTATCGCCATGTTTTACAAGGGCCTGCTAATAAGAAAGCGAAAGCAGACAACGAAATAGATATAGATACTTTAGAAGCATGGCATGATAGATGTAGAATTAACGGTTGGGAATTTAATCTTTATGTAGATTTTAAATCCAGTGTAGAAGAGCTATTAAAAATGATAGCTTCTGCAGGGAGGGCTTCACCAGGTTATATAGATGGCAAGCACTCCGTGATAATGGATAAAACTCAATCCAATATTGCTCAGCATTTTACAGAGAGGAATACTTGGGATTATAGCTATAATAAGATTTTTGTAAATAAAGCACATGCTTATAGAGTTAGATTACAAAATGAAGAAAAAGGATATATCGAAGATGAAGTAATAGTATATGACGATGGATATACCTCCGCTAATGCTACTTTATTTGAAGAGCTAGAATTACCTGGTATAACAAATGTAGAATTAGCCTGGGCACAAGCCAGATATTTTTTAGCTGTTGTAAGGTTAAGACCTGAAACTCACACCTTCTTTTGTGATGCAGAGCAGTTAGACTGCACCAGAGGAGATAGGATTAAATTCAATCATAAAATTATAAGCGTGGGTTTAGGTTCAGGTAGGGTAAAATCTTATACAGATGATGGAACTTATGTAACCAGTATAACCGTAGATGAAGTATGGACTATGGCTTCAGGGACTTCCTACGGTCTAAGAGTTCGTCAGATGGACGGGACCTCTGTATCTATAGAGCTTACAACTATAGAAGGGTCCTCCTCCACTGTATTCGTGTCCTCTTCTCTAACAATAGCTAATGCACCAGATATAGGAGCTTTATGCTTGTTCGGCGAAGCAGATGAGGAGGCTATAGATCTAATTGTAAATGGTATAGAACCAGGGCACCAACTCACTGCTAAATTAATTTGTTTGGACTATGCTCCGGAAGTTCATGATGCTGACCAAGGTGAAACTCCAGAATTTGATAGTCATGTTACGGTTCCTTATGATCCGACTAGGGTTCGACCTTCTGCTCCTGCTATAAGTAGTGCAGAGAGTGGAATTAGAGTGGTAGAGTTTTCAGGTAATACGGTGAGTTATGGAATAGTAGTAACTTTGATACCTCCGTCTCCTCCAGGTGTCCAAATAAAAAGGTATCATGTACGATTCAGAGAAGAAAATACCTATACAGAATGGAAGATTGTTTATGCCTCTTCTGAGGATCCTATAGCATCTATAAATGAGGTGCAGGTTGGATCTACTTATGAAGTTCAAGCCAGATCAGAAAGCGTTTATGGAATGCTTTCTGATTGGACAAGTTCTGAAACAGTAACGATCGAAGGCGATGGAATTGAAGCCGTAACAGACATAGAATGCACAGATACAGGCAATCAAACCTGGGCTAGTAGAGATCTAGATATTTCTTGGACTGAACCTGAGATCATAACATTATCTCATGTGAGATTAGAGTTTTTAAATTCTGGGGAAACAGCAGTTCTGCGTAGTATAGAAGTTCCTAAAAAGGTAGACTCCTTTGTAAATAATTATGTTTATACATACGAGCAAAATGTTTCAGATAACAGCGGTGCCCCTTCCAACTCTGTTAAAGTTAGAATAGCAGCGGTGGAGATGGGAAGCTTAGATGAATCTGTATCTTCTGTGGTAACTTTCACAAATGCCGCACCCGCCACTCCTGATGGTTTATCTTCTACACCTTATATGAATGGTTTAGCATACCAATGGAATTTAGGATCAGAAAGAGACCTTGATCATTATGAGTACAGATTCCAAGTAGAATCTGAAGGGTGGGGAAGTTGGATAGAAAATGATAAATACGATAGAAGGGCATTTGTTTTTTTAACGGACTCACAGGCTGAGAGTTATCCTTCTGGAGCCGACCTTTATTTTGAAGTTAAAGCGGTAGATACTTTTGGAAATGAGAGTAGTGCTGCAGATGATAACGACACCACAGGTTCTATTTACCTACCCTCCACCGCAATTTCAGACATAGCTCAGCTGAGTGGTGCTTTCACCGAAATACCTGTATTAGTAGACGATGCTTGGGCAGACGATGACCCGTCTGCAGGTTATATTTCTTGGACAGAGCACAAACTTTATTATAATGGTACAGAATATACAATTGCCGCAGGAAATACTAACTTAGCTTATGTTTGGTGGAATAACGGAGACAGTAGTTATTCTGCGGCCGCCACAGAACCTTCACTAGATGAAGGGGACTTTATAATTGCTACCAATAATAGTGGAACACACACTATGGCCTGGACGGCCACTGCTAATCAGGTAATAGGTTCAGCTTATATAAAGAATTTATCTGTTTTAGATCAACATGTAAAATATCTGTCTGCAGATAAGCTGATTTCAGGAGTTTTGGAGTCCACAAACGGAAATTTGTCTTTTGATTTAGATAATGCAGTTTTAACGGTTAATCAACCTGAAGGCTTAGTAATCGCAGATGGGGCGGATATAACATTGGAAGGAAATGATAGTGACCCCGGAAAAATTCTTTTCAATGGAACCTCTTACTCTACAATTATGGGGGCAGATACAGACGGCAATCGTTTTATTTTAGAGCCGGAGGCAGATAATGTAACTCAACTAATGATGGGTAATGGTTTTTATTTAGGAAACAGATTCTCTACTGCTTTTATGGCAGCAAGGAGCAATATAACATTAGATCTTTTAGATGAAGATTACGGTACGCAATCTGCTTCTCTAGAGATTTTACAAAACGATTCGTATTCTAGATTTAGAATAGATTTAAGAAACCATGTCGCCGGGGATGGTGGCCTACAAATAGATTTTTATAAGTTGGCAGACGGGAGTGAGGAAATTTGGCCTTCATCTCATAAAGTTTTAGATGTGTTCACCGCCGCCAAAGCTGCAGATGATATTTATGCAGATGATTTTCAAAATGTTGCAGATATCCCTTATTTGGACGAGAGGAGAAAGACTAATGGGTTGATAGAACATATAGATGACTTATCTGTGATAAGTTCTATAAGACCTTCTTCAGAATATGATGAAAGAACAGGGTTTCGTATTATAGATGATAATTCTCTTCCTGATTGGTTTACAACTAAAAATAAGAAAACTAAGGAAACTTTGTTAGATCCTGATGGTAAACCTTATTTTGCATTGAAATCTGCTATAGGCTTGTCCTTTGGTGCCCACAGAGCTACAGATGTGTTCTGTCAAGATTTAGCCTCTGCAATAGAATTTTTAAACATCAAAATTATAAGTTTAGAAGAGGAGATTAGGAATGCCCGAAAATAAATCACCTGTTCAGTATGTGGATATTTCTAAATACGATCAATGGCTAGGGAGATACGCCAGGGAGCTCGCGATGGCAACCGAGGCGGTGTCTACTCTGGAGTCTGAAAATCGAGTTCTCAGAGAGGAAATTAAAAAACTCCAAAAAGCTTTATCTGAGAAGTAGATTTTAAAACTTTATTGTTGAAAAAGCAAGGCGGATATACTATGTATGGTATAAGGAGGTGTAAAATGATTACCCTTAAAAAACTTTTGATTTTGGTATTGTTGTTGTTTGTTACTTTTGCGGCACCATTAGTTATTTATGGTGCAACATCTAAACCACTACCTAGAGATGTTCAAGGTAGTGCGATCCAAGCAGTTAGCTCTGTAATCAGAGTTCAAAATGTTTCTATAACCTCAGCTTCATATGTAGCAATCACATTACCTCCTGAAGTCTATTGTAAGTCTATCTACATAAAAACTAGGTCAGGGAATTCTTGGCGCTTGGCTACACAATCCAATCCCAGCGCGTATATGTTGGTGGATTTCAATATGAGTTTAGCGATAGTAGCATATCCAGGAAAAACAATATTTTATGCTATCGCGGATTCCGCCAGCGACACCTTAGAAATTATATATATGGACTAGGTGGAAAAAATGAAAAGACTCTGGATAGTTTTTCTATTATTTATTCTATTATTTATTCTAATACCCACCACTGCATTTTGTGGTGCAATGCAAGGCACCTCTCCAAACCCAGTAAAGGGATTCACCTTCCAGACTCCAATAGCAGGTGAGGATGGTTATTGTTGGGTTATTAACTGGGCCACAAAAACGATAGAACCTGGTCTTTGCGGAACGGGAACTACCGAGGTTGTGGACGCTACAATAGCTGACGGTGGAAATGGTGACGAGACTCATTCCTATTCTAAGGACGATATACGAGATTACTTGGCTCAGCATGATCCTGATTTCGACGGCCTTCCTGACGGTGTTGAGGCCGGATCTATCACGCTCGCAATGCTTGACAATACCAGTATATCTGCCTTTGCAGAAACTTTATTGGACGATGCCAATGCTGCTACAATGCTAGCTACATTAGGTATTAACTCTGCCGCAAGCCTTGAGAGTTCCCTTTCTCTAGGAGCCTATGCTTCAAATTTATTAGGTATGGCAGATGCTTCAGCCGTCCAGGCAGCCATGTCTGTTGATGATCTTATTACACTTTCTGGTGTTGCTGATGGAGCGCAACACCTCGGAGAGTTCACCGGAACCACAATCAATGACAATGTAACCATCAAAGCAGCTCTGCAAGCTTTAGAGACAGCAGTGGAGGGGGCTGGTGGTAGCGATACTACTTTAGATGGTGTAACTGCTGAAATCACAGGAATGAACAATGCCCAAATGCTCATTTACGACGGCGTTGGTGATAGCAGAATAGAAGCAGTTCAAATCTCAGGTGCTATTAGCATTTTACAAACAGGTGTAACTTCTATAGGAGTAGGAGCAGCTATAGGAGACACTGCCTTTACGGACCTGTCCGCAGGAAATACCTATAATAACTACGGAGATGCAGACGATGACACCATAGACGAGCTTTTTAAAGCCATAGACGACTCATGGCCGAGTACTTCAGGAGCTCCTACAGATGCTTCCTATTTGACAAGCGAGATCGAGGCTGGTCTATCTGCAGAAAATGTGGTTAGTGCAAATGGACTGTCTCTGGTGACCGCTGCGGACTATGCTGCAATGGCAGCAATAGCAGGATTCCAAACTGCTTTAGAAGGTGTTTTAACTTTATCTAATCTCCAGGGTGCTGTAACCGATAGTCAAGTTCCAAACGACATCACGGTAGATTTAGCAACCACCGCCACCACAGCTAATGCTGGAGATTCTGCCACAGCTTTTTTCTCTTCAGGTACTTTGGAGTATGCTAGACTTCCTGTAGATACTGATCTTTCAGATGGAGGCACAGCGAGCACTGTGCCTAGTTCCGGTGCTGTAGCTACAGCTCTTGGTAATAAAGAGGATTCAGATTCTAATGATATAGACCCTGACCGCTTAAACGGAGACGATACGGATGATAATTTAATAGCTCAATCCCTAGTAGAGGGATTTAACGCAGCATCTGACCCTTTTATTTCTTTATTAGATAGCGATGGGGAGGGGTCTGAGGATGCTGATAAAGAAACTTTCAGGATCTATGGTAATTTTGAAACCACAACAGAAGACTCAGAAGATGCGGATTTTTGGATAACCACTATTCAAGGAGGAACCAGAACAGAAATACTACGTTTTGATGAATCTGATGATAGGTGGGAAACAACTAAATCTATTTACGTTGGTGGCTCCGCTGTTCAAGTAGGCGACATTGTAATAGGAGACATCGCAGCCGCCGCGCTGGTTATCGAATCTGAAGGAATAGGAAGCAACGATAATGATACTACCATCCCAACTTGTGCCGCAGTTATAGATTATGTAGGAGGAATGGGAGGAGGCGATGTATCCAAAGTAGGAACCCCTTCTAACCATCAGTGGGGAGTTTGGACAGGTGATGGTACAATTGAGGGTGTAACTGTAACAGGAAGCAGAGCTATTGTTTCAGATGCCGATGGAGAACCTTCCGCTTCCGCTATAACAGCAACAGAGATAGGTTATTTAGATAATCTTACTGGTAACATTCAAACTCAGTTTTCAAATATACTCGACGGAACAACGGCATTTACAGATTTCAATGGTGCCGATGTTATAGATTCAGATAATTATAATACTGATTCTATAGATAACGAACATATTAACTGGGATAATATAACCTATCTAGGAGATAATGGAGCACCAACTGCTGCGGCCGTTGGTCTTGCCTCAGCTAATCTAGACGATACAGATGCGAGTATTGAGTGGGAGGATGCTGCCGATTTAGAGTCGGATGGTAGCATTTCGGCAAATGCCGTAGCAATGGGAACAGATACTACTGGTAACTATGTAGCTACTATAGCAGATTCTGGTAATAGTGATGTTACCGTAGCTAACTCTGGATCAGAATCAGCAGCTATCACTTTAGCGGTGAAAGGGGTTACACTAGATGATGATTCAGATGTGGAAATAATGGCGGATGCCGATGGAATGGATGATGATGAATTCAATGGCATTACTATCACCGGCAGAAACTGCGGTGAGAACCTCACACAGTGGGATTTAGTTTCGATACAAAATGATGCAGATCCTTGGCATCAGGCAGATGCTGATGCAGCAGGAGAATTTCCTGCATTTGGACTATCTGTGGCTGCCTGTACAGACGGGAATGAAGCAAAGATTCTCGTTAAAGGTGTTGTGAGAAATGAAGGATGGACAGGGCTTACTCCAGGTGGTTTTGTTTATCTTTCAGAAACAGCAGGAGGCCTAACCCAGACAGCCCCGTCTACATCCAACTCTGCTGTTCAAATAATTGGATGGGCCTTGTCTGATTCCGAAATATACTTTGACTTCTCACGGCCATATCAAGAGGTTGAGTAATGAAAAAATTACTAACTATATTATTAATACTCCTTTTTGCCGCATTCGTTTTTGCCGATGTAGATACGTTTGAAGGCCAATCTGGGACAGATACATGGGAAGGCCAAAATGCTACTGACACGCGGGAAGGCCAATCGGTGGCGAGTGGTGCGCCATCCTGCGCTGGTGGTGTATCTGCCGGTCTTGGATTAAATACAACAGATGGCAATAGGCAGGTTGACTCAGAAGATGTATTGATTTTTGACGTTTACACAACGGACACATCTTCTGATGGTACTGTTAACCAAATAACCGTAAACATGCGCATGCTTGATTCTGGGAATTATATCAATTGCGGTATTTGGGAAATCGAAAACGCCTCAACTGCCACCCTGCTAGCAGACGGCCCAAATACAGGAGAGGGAAACAATACACAGGGTCAAGCTATTGTTGTTACCTTAGACGATACGGTGTGCCTGGAATCAGCTAAGAATTATGCCATCGGCTGTGTTGTTGACGGCTCTGACACAGACTTTGATATTCATTCGAGTGGATGGACAAGCGGAGGTAATTACTGGTACATAGCAATGAGTGGCGGTGCCACTCTGTCCAATTTTGATCCATCTTCGGCAACAGAAGTTTCCTCTGGGTACAATATATCTGTAATAGCGGAGATGAACTGATGAAAAAGTTTATCATTATTTTAGCAGTACTTCTTTTATGCTCCAATCTTTGGGCGTATGACAATTGCTCCGAGGGAGGTACGGGGTGGCTGCTTTGTGAGGATTGGGATCAGGATTCACCACCGGCAGAAGATTGGCCTTACCCGAGGTGTTCAAGTTGTGCCCGCCCAGACGACGGTGCCTGTTCTTCCGATTCGCGGTGTTCGCCTTGGCATGGATTTACACCAAATGATACCGCTATGTCATCGCTTAATGAAATACAGACAAGTATAAAAAATTCTGGGACAAGCTCGCTTAAATGTACAAGCTATGGTGTTGGAACGGAGGGGCCGGGATGCGACATACTTTACAGCCTTGGATCTGCACACAATAAAATATATCTAAGGTTTTATCTTTATGTTGTACCGGGGACAGAGTGGACATCTACCCATCTTATATTTTTAAATTCATATTTCGCGGCTGGTGGAATTATAGATTTCATCAATTGCCAATACAACTACTCAGGGTGCGACGGAGGAAAGTACCTTGCTGTGGCCACCAACGGAGGGGATTACCGATATTCCGTAAATGGCGGCAGGACTGCATTTGACTGGACTGAGCATACCGAGGAGTGGGTGTTGGTTGAGTTTATGCTGGATAACCAAAATAACCTCTTTTCTATATGGATCAACGAAAATGCAGTAATGATCGACCAGAACATACCTGGGTTTACGGCCGAACTCAGCGACATTAGAATATCCGGTTGGCGGTACATGAATCCGTCTTCCAGCACAGTTACATCATTTTATTTTGATGATGTTGTTGTTAGCACAAGCCCTATAGGTGCTCGGTCAGAAGGTGAAGACACAACAGACCCGATAGTAACAATAACGTCTCCAACCTCAAGCGCAACCTACGACAATGGGTATGATAGCACTGTTAGTTTAGGTGGAACATCTTCTGATAACGTATCGGTTTCATCGGTAACATGGGCTTGTCCAACGTGCGAACCGACCTCTGGGTCTGCCTCTGGAACGACTTCTTGGACTATATCGGATATAGTTTTATCTGACGGCGAAAACGCAATAACAGTAACAGCCACGGACTCATCCTCCAACACAGGAACGGACCAAATCACGGTCACATATACAGAATCAACGGTCATTACCGGCGTTAGTGGGTTAGGTATCCGCACAGGTGGAGATTAATAACTAGGCTGGTCATGGAGTGCAGGCGGGAGCGATAATGAATATCACTGAGGAAGATCTCAAAAGAGTTGTTAAAGCTGCTATTAAAGAAGAGATGAGAGAAAGTTGCATGTGCGGGCTCACACATGATGCACAGCTTGAAATGGGGCATTTCATGGGGATGGTCCGCGATGTTGGCAACGGGTCACATTCAGCCGGAGTGGAGGTTATACGAGAGGACCTTAAGTTTCTTTCGAGGTACAAAAAGCGCGGCGAAAAGATAGGCCTCGTGATCGTTACTTTTATTTGTCTGTCGTTAGCGGGTGGTGTTGTGTTCGTGTTTAGGAAAGGAATCGAACACATATTCGGAAAATGAAGGCCGCCATGGAGGTGCAGATATGCCTATTCTGAGCCGTGCATCAAAAGACAAAATTTCGACTTGCTGCGGAGAAATTATTACCCTCACCCATTTGGCCATCGATCTGATCGATTTCACCGTGATTTGCGGGTATCGCAACAACATCATCCAGGACCAGCTCTATTCAGAAGGTAAAAGCAGGGCCAAGGCCGGACAATCGAAGCACAATAAATGGCCGTCGGATGCCATCGACGTGGCGCCCTACCCCGTTGACTGGAAAGATATCGATCGCTTCATAGCACTGGGCGGCGTGTTGCGTGGAATAGCCAAATGCTACAACTTCCGCTTGCGCTGGGGGGGTGATTGGGATGGCGATTGGAATTTCAAAAACGAGGTCGGCAAACTGCGTGATTACGGTCATTTCGAGATAGTAAGATAAAAAGGAATTCGAGTCATGAAACGGAACGACTTTATTTCGGCGGCCAGCACCGACATGGTTGAAACCCCGCAGCTGTTCTACGTCGATGGCTTCAAGTACCAATCACGCAACGACATGGTGTACTTCACAGGCATTTTCCCGCCTAAAACCATTGTTACAGAACTGATCATTTTGCGCACAGACAGCTGGATGTGGGTCGGAAAATACTTTGCATGGGACGGCTGCAGCGGCCCGACGATTGATACGAACACCAATGGGCGGGGGGGGCATGCCCATGATGCGCTGGCAGCGTTAATGCGCGGTGGCTATATCCCCATGGGGTGCCGGTTCGCATCGAACAAAGTCATTGAACGGCTTATGATAGACGACGGGGCGTGGGAATGCAGAGCACACACCTATCGCTTTGTTCTCGACCGAACCAAATCATGGGCTGATCCAAAGAATGCGCGGAAGCTGTTGACCGCTCCGCATAAAATCAAAATTCCCGGGTTATCCCCGGCGTAAAGGAGGAGCTATGAAAACCGATAGTTTACTTAAAAGCTTGGCTCAGGGAAGGGTGGGGATTGTTCTATTGGCAGTAGTGTCTCTGCTCTTAAAAGCTCTCAACATCGAGGTTAGTGAAGAGGACCAAAAAACGCTGATAGATTCAGCAACCCAGTTCCTATCAAATTTTGGTATTTTGATAGCAGGGGTGGCGGCTGCGTGGTCTAAAGGAAAAGAGCTATATAAAAAATCTCAAGAAGGATCCTCTTCGATATCTCTTATTTATCTTGTACATGCCTTGTGTATTGTTGTATTTATTGCAGCACCTCTGCTTTTTATAAGTTGTAGTGGTGTTAATAAAACCATTCCACAGCAGATTGCGGAGCAGGGTGGTACTGCTTTAGATGTGAACAAAGGGGTTTATCTGGAAGCTACTGCTTTTCTTAAGGAAGCTAACAACAGGGTAGCAGAGCAGCTAGAGATTTTACCGGAAGCTACCTATAACGATCCTACAGTAATCAAGTGGGTAACCGAAGTAAATAAAATTCTAGATGATGCAAGTGTTATCTTGAAAGACTGGAAGCTTGCCATCGACACCACGGACGCTGTAGCCGCCGGAGCAAGTTCTGAAGAATGGAGGATGATGAGAAACAAATTGATTCAAAAAGCGATGACTATTATCATCACCACCAAATAAACTCTTTAACGGGAGGTGACAAAATGACGAGTGTAGCGGAAAAAATAGAGTTGGGGGCGGAGGCATCGTTGGCAGTAGCTGGTGCTTTGATCGCTACAGCCGATTTGATCTCTTACTTTTTGGGTGACGGCATCGAAGTGAAGATTGAGGATCTTCCTTCTCTCATTGAAAGTGAAGAGATGCAGCTAGCCATCTCTGAAGTTAGACGCAGGAAAGCTTCGGAGCCTTTCTTGAACAAAGAGGTATAATTTAGCTGCATACAAGTGCATTAGTAGCAAAAAGATCGTGCAGAATTCATGCTTAGAGCCCGTCTTAAAAAGGGCTCTAAGCAAACTGCTAAAACAATCATTAGCCTTGAGGGCCTTATGAAAGAAAAAATAGCAATCTTAACAAATTTCATGGAGTTTAATCCTGGTAATTCCTTAACAGGCATTGTTTCCGATCAAATAGAAATGTTATCCTCTTATGGTCACGAAGTGTTTCTCGTAGTAAATGAGAACTACCACGGTGAGGATATAGACTCGCATAAAATCCTTCCTTTTTTCCATCTAAGAGATTACTCCAGCTGTTCACAAATCACAGAAGAGCACCAAAAGGAAGCAATTAAAACAGGTGTTGTTTTAGAATCTTTTATCAAAGAAAATGAAATAGATATTGTTATAACTCATGATTTAATGTTTCAAGGATGGTTCTTACCTTATTGTTTAGGGGTAAGAAAAGCATCTGCTAATCTACCCTCTACCAGATGGCTTCATTGGGTGCATAGTATCCCCTCTAGAAACTTAGATTGGCATTTAATCTCAATTTTAAGACCTAATCATAAAATTGTATATCCTAACAATACCGATAGAAACCATGTAGCTAAACAATATAGAGGTACTTTTGATGATACTAGATGTATACATCATATAAAAGACCCTAGAACATGGTTTGACTTTAGCGATCCCACCAGAAAGTTTATATCTGCCTATCCTAAAGTAATGCAATCGGATGTTGTTCAAATATACCCCGCTTCTTGCGATAGATTATCCGCAAAGAGACTATCAGAGACTCTGCAGATATTCGGGGCTATTAAGTCTCTAGGTTTATCTGTTTGTTTAGTGGTTGCAAATCAATGGGCCACGGTTCTCACTAGGAAAGAAGATATAAAAAAGTTTAAATGGGAAGCTAAATGCAGAGGTCTGATACCAAATGAAGAAGTTGTTTTTACCTCAGATTTTGACCCTCCAAAATATGAAATAGGCATACCTAAACGTATGGTTAGAGAGTTATTCTCTCTAAGTAATTTATTTGTATTTCTAACTAGGGAAGAGACTTTTGGATTGGTACTCCCAGAAGCTTGCCTGTCAGGAGGTGTTCTTTTAGTATTAAATAAATCTTTACAGATGCTCGAAGAGATATCTGGAGGAAACGCTTTATTTTTTGATTTTGGGTCGTTTAATCGAAACTATGACAATACAATGGGAGACGAGTACTATCCTGCGATAGCTAGAGATGTTGTTTCTCAGATGCTCACGGATAAATCTATCAGATCTAAATCTTTCATTCGTCAAAAGTATAATTGGGATAGGTTGTACCTTAAAGAGTATAAACCTTTATTTGAAGAATCTAAAGGATGGGTAGAATGAGAGTAGTGTTTTTGTTTATGACCACCGGTGGAACTAATGATATTCCTACTTGGAATCCCAAAGCTACTGCCCAAAATAAGTATCTAGACAACGGTGGCTTAGAGTCCGAAGGCCTTTACTGGATGCTAAAAGAAATGAAGGCTAAAGGATTCATTAAAGATATGCTTTTGATAATAGAATCTTCTAGAGGATGCGGAAGATTCAAACTCAATGGTAATTTAGGGTTTGTAGTGCCCCACATCTCCGAAGTAGATAAAGTTCTAAGAAAAGGAGATGTTTTGTTTGTTCGAGGGGGCTTTAGAGGTTGGCATGATTGGTTAGCCTCTAAGAAGGGAAAGCACTGGTTAGTTCTTTATGCAGCTAACACAGGAAGACAAAGATGGCCCTGGTGGGATGCTATTTTAGACGATTTAGATTTGGAACTGAGAATAGATACAGAAAACAGACTCTGGTTCCCTTTCTCTAAACCAGTTCACGAAGAAATATTTAGATTCATACCAGAATCTAATCCTATATATGACTTTTGCATAGGTGCTAGTTTTATACACGATAGAAAAGGTCAGTGGAGAACAATTCGAGCTCTAGAGGAGTACAAAAAAATATACGGTAAAATTCCTAAATGTATAATGCCTGGGGCTGTTCGTCATAGCACCCAAACAAACAAAATTTTGGGTTTAGCCAAAGACCTTGGTGTTGACATGCCTGGTATGGTTCCTAGATCAGATCTAAATGTAATTCTCAACTCTTCTAAAGTGTTCGTTCATTTAGGCACTTCAGGCCAAAACGATAGAGGACCTATTGAAGCCTTAAGATGCGGCTGTCAATTAATCATAGGAACACCTGCTTATCATTCTCCTTATATCACTTATGGAAAGTATTGTACCGTTCCCAAAAATAAAGACGATTTCGGTTCCGTAGCCCGTTTGTTTAGAGACATTCTAAAGCATTACAGTCCTAAAGATCGTAACAAAGCCACCAGTTGGTATAATAAGACATCAGGGTCGGATTATTTAATTCCTACGATGGGCAGATTGTTTTCTAGTTTCGGAGAATCAGCACCTTCTCTGGATTTTATCAAAGAGAGGTATAGCAATGAAGCCTTTGGTGGATATTTATAAACGGGCTTTCTTTACCAGAAGGTATAAGTTCAATTGGAGAGCACTCCATGTAGCAGACGCCTTCGAGAAATTATACCCAGATATTTTCTCTTATATAGATGTAGGGTGTGCTACTGGAGATTTGGTGTTTGAAATGGGCCGCAGAGGTCACTATTCTTGGGGAATTGAAGGCAGCACTCATTGTTGGGAATTTAGAATGACAGATAATATTCTAATACGAGACCTGAGAGAGCCTCTAGAAGGCCTCCTCCGCATGGACCTCTGCTCTTGCTTAGAAGTAATGGAGCATATAGAGAAGGAGTACTCTGATATTTTAGTAGACAATTTGATTAAATTGTCTGATAAACTAATCCTTTCCGCCGCACCTCCTGGTCAAAAGGGCCATTATCATGTAAATTGCCAACCTTTGGAGTACTGGATAGAAAAGTTTAGAAATAAAGGATATGAGTACAGACCTGTTCTTACAAATTTATTCAAAAAGTATTTAAGTCCTTGGGCTCTTAAGCCAGGAATAGAGGCTTTCCATAAAAATGCAGCAATATTTGAAAAGGTGAAGAAATGAAAGTAGATGTCACTATGACCGCCACCTGGAGACCAGAGCTAATCGATAGAACTTTAGAGTCTTTTTTTGAAAACCTATTCTCAGGGTTTTCAGGTGATCTAAGATTGGTAATTAATATAGACCCTGTAGGATCTGAAAATAACCGCTATAAGGATGTTATTAGGGTATGTTCTAAATATTTCAAAGAGATCAAAGCCACTCGCCCTAGTAGAGCTTTTTTTCCTAAAGCCTTCCTAACCGTATGGAATTTAGCTAGGGCTCCTTATTTATTTCATTTAGAAGAAGATTGGCTCTTAAAAAGAAAACTAGATTTCAATGAAATGATTGAAATAATGGAGGATAATATAACTCTAGCTCATCTGAGATTGAGTAAATTTAGATCTACTTCAGAACACTTAAAGAATTGGAAGCATTTCTTTTTATGGAACGGTAAGTTTTTTGAGTGCCCTCAAGCAGATAAAGGTGCTGCAGGGTGGTGTGGTCATCCTTCTCTAAACAGGACAGCTTTTGCTAAAGGGGCTATAGCTAGAATAGATCCTGTTCATAATCCTGAGAAACAAATAAAAGGAAGATGGATGGGTGATTATTTAAATCAATGGAGGTTTGGAATTTACCACCCCCAGGAGGCACCTCCTTGTTTAGAAGATATAGGAAGAAAATGGATGGAAGAAAATGGATGGCGTAAGTCTGGAAACCCTCAACACTTCACCTGCTGGGAAAAGATATAATGAGCATAGAAGTTCTAATACCTACTATGAATGAAGACCTAGTCCTAGCTGTTCTGTCCCAGATAAACAAAAACGAAACCTTACCTTATAGGGTAACTGTAATTAATAACTCAGAGAAAGCTTTAAATTTCTCTAGGGCTTATGAATACCCTGTTAAAATAGTAACACCCAAGAAAAATGTAGGAGTGAACCCCGCTTGGAATTATGGACTTAGAAAGTGTAAAGAAGGAAATCATCTTTCAATCTTGAACGATGATATAGAAATCACACCTTTATTTTTCTATAAGATAGAAAAATGCTTTAATATAAGATCCAGAGCAGGGGTTATTTGCCCTAATGTCACCTCAAAGTCCGCTTTATCTACCGTAACACCTGAAGTTAAGATTAAGGGAATGAAGAAAAGAGAAGGATGGGCTTTTACGATTAGAAACTCTTTGGTGAAGAAAATACCACATATTCCGTCCTCTTTAAAGTTCTTTTGCGGAGACGATTGGATTTGGAACTTTACCAAGAGGAATAAATACTTTTGGTTTAAAGATTTATATAATCCAATCACTCATAAAGTAGGGGAAACCTTAAGATCTAATATGGAAATTAGATATTTAATGAACAAAGAGAAAGAAATATACAGAAGGGAGATGAGTAAGGTACCATGAGGATGATACCTAATCTAAATAAGCTATCTAAAGACCCTAAAGTTAAAAAGTTTGTGGTGGTTGGGTGCGGAAGAAGCGGAACCCTTTATATGACTAAGGTTTTTGAGATTTTAGGTTATAAGGTGGGTCATGAAGGGTTCAACAAAAATGGCATCTGTTCTTGGTATTTAGGTGAAAAAGATAGATCTAGAGCTACCCATAAAATTATGGCAGGTCATGATGTGAAGTATATTCATCTAGTCAGGAATCCTGTTAAGGTTATCTCTTCGATGTATAATATAGATTTAACCCGAAAAAGATCTGGGTTAGATATTTTTAGAAGAGGCTTTCCTCAATACAACCACTTGTCAGGAACTCCTTCTTATGTTTTAATTTGGTGGATAATTTGGAATAGGGAATGTAAAAAGAATTATAATTTTGATTATACAATTAAGGTTGAGGATTTTAAATATAAAGGTAAAGTAAATAAGTTCTGCAAGGGAGTGAATCTAAAATATTCTGAAGAAATGTATCAAAAAATACAAAGTCTAGGCCAAAAAGTTCACACTACCCCTAAAAGAAAAATATTTAATCCGGAATTAACCTTTGAAGATCTGAAATCTGAAAACAAAAGGCTAGCCCTTCAATTGAAGAAGGTAGCTTATAAATATGGTTATCGCTTATAGGTATAAATTTAATGCATACTAATGCATTAAGACACTAAAAATCGTGCAGAATTCATGCTTAGAGCCCGTCTTAAAATTTACTGTAAGCTTGTGAAATTAAACAATAAATAAGGACTAAAGGAAATGGCAGAACTATCTATTATAATCCCATTCGTGAATGAGTATCCTCAAGTGATATTTACAATTCGCAGTATAGCAGAGGAGCTGTTAGGAAGAGTTGATTTTGAGATCATTGCTGTAGATAACTATGCCGACGGCTATGTGGATAGATCTGAGGATAAATCCGGAGAGGCTGTCAGAGCAGGTGCTGGTGTTTGTTCTTGGCTTAGATATGTAGAGTACAAAACCAAACTTTCTCATTGGAACGCTAAAAGGATGGGCATTAGTAAAAGCTCTGGAAAATTTCTACTCTTTTGTGATTCTCATGTTGTTCCTACCAGAGACTCTATTTATTCTATGTTTAAATACTATAAAGAAAATTGGGAAGAATTAGATGGAACTATTCATCTCCCTATTAACTATAAGGTTCTAGAACCGCATAAACTTATTTACAAATTTCTCTTGGATAAAGGGGCTTTCTTTGATTACAGATTTACAGGGTATAGAGAATCTGATACTCCTTATGAGGTGCCTTGTATGTCAACTTGTGGTATGATGATTCATAAATCTATTTATGATCTTACAGGAGGGTGGAATCCTGAGTTCGGAATTTACTCTGGTGGAGAGCACTTTATGAATTACACACTGGCAGTCTTGGGGAAGAAAAAATGGATTTGGAATAAAGGGAGTCTCGCCCATCATGGTGAAAAAAGAGGATATAGTAGTAACTACGATGATTCTCTTAGAAATAGATTTTTAGCTCATTATCTTTTTGGTGGAGTGGAGGTTCTTAAATCTTTTAGGAATATCGCTAAAGGTAGACCAAACGTGCTAGATGATATTATGAATGATGTTTTAAAGAAAGGGTGGAAACAGAGGCAGCTTATTGAATCTAGGCAAGTGATGACAATTAATGAATGGATGCAAAAAGCTGCCTCTAAAGGGTTGATAGATGAATCTACTGTGCCCGCTTAGGACCTCCTGAAATTATAAGACCCGACCATTTTCGGATTTGCTCTGCTTTCCATGAGATGTACAAATTTTCCATATCTGGATCTATATCTCCTTTCATAATTATATCCTCAGCAGGTACATTGAAGGATCGTGCGATGGTGGAGGGGTCTTTCATAAAGCCAGGTATAATAGACTGCAGATAGTAGGCCTCTCTGCCTTCGGAATTTACTGGTATCACCAGACCTGGATATCTAATATTAACTTTGTGGTGGGCCTTTCCTCCGTCCTCACCTATAATATGGCCTAACCCCCTCACTAAAAAACAAACGATGGATGTCATAATTCCTCCTATTTACATAAGTGTTTCTTGAGCAAGGATATGATATCCTTTTGGTAGTCGGTCCAGGTCATTGGCAGAGGGTATTTGAAAACAAGAATCTGCCTCCTAGATATCAGAACCTTTTGGGTTTCACTATGGTTAGAGAACTTACCAAATAGAGAGATTCCTAGTTTGGTGCCCTTTTTAACCACATCTTGCATCCTCTCCAAAACCATAGTTTCTTTAAGAAGGTCTTGGGCAGTATCAATGATCATAAATTCTTGACCAGCCTTGTTTTTGTCCATTGACCATCGATACTGATCTTTACATCCCGGCTCAGAGGGTGTAACCCATTTGGAATCTCTATCGTTACAAAAAGCCAGAGAAGACAGAGATCCTATCATAATCACTAAAATCAACATTACCCATTTTGACATCGCACACCTCCTAATTAGTTAAAATCTTAAGTTCCGAAACATCTCCTTCTTTGGTTGCCACGTAAGTTCTGTCCGCAGCAATATTTACATCTTCAGCATGACTTACCATCAAAATCTGAAGCTTTAATTTTTTGCAGAGCATTTTTAGCATGTCAGATATTCTATCTTGTAAATCTGGGCTTACATTTCTAAAGGGCTCGTCCAAGATAAAAATAGGATTATTCTTTTTGAGGGTCCAATAGCTTATTAGCTGAGAGAAAGCGGCTACATCACAAGCCCCACCTCCCCCTTCATCTAAGGGATGTTGCTTTCTCTCGTTTTCTACGAAGAACACATCGCATTCTGTTGTGTTCCTTCTCTTCACAAATTCTATTTCATAATCCGGCCACTCTATGTCTACATGCTTCAAAGAGGTGGTAACTAAAGAAGATACATGAAACTCTAAGTTCTTTTGTGTTTTATAAGCTATATCTTGAAGTATGGCCCTTACTTTTTTTATATTGATATCTCTTTCCTCCAGAGAAATTTTCTCCTCTTCAGCTTTTTTAAGGTCTTCCTCGGAGTCCGAAAGAGTATTCATCTTTTTAGACCAGGCTTCTTTTAGCTCATTAAAAGAAGAGATTAAAGTATCTACCATTGGTATCCACCTTTTATTTCTTCGAGTTCCTTTTGTGCTTCCTCGGAAATCTTTTTGAGCTGGGAACCCATCACTGATAGTTTGTCTTCCAAATCTTCATAAGATACACCTATAGTTTCTAGGCGGAGCTTTTCGCTTTCAATTACGCCTTCAGATTTAGCTAAGTCCCGTTCTGCCTTAGCTATCTCTTTTTCTAAAGATTGGATTTCTTGCTCGATTTCTTCCATTCTAAAGCCTCCTCCATGATTTTTATAATCTCAGGATCCTGCTCTTCCTTGTTATCTTTTATCCATTCTTCAACATTCGCTTTGAAATCTAGACCTTCGATCTCCTCTGTGGATTCTAAACCTTCAATGAAAGACTCTAATTGCTCACTCCTATCAGCTTCTTTTTGTGCCTCTTCTATCCTAAAGATTTCATTTATAGGCTTCACAGGGATATCTATCACTTCTACTTTTTTAGTTTCCGTATCAAAAACGGCTACAGCAGGTTTGTGGTCTACTTGGTCTATTTTAGATCTCATTAGAGACCCCATATTGATTAAAGCCTTGTCTTTATAATTGCTGGTGAATCTCTGATGATTATCGCCAGAAATTATCAGATCAAAGCCAGAAGTTCTTAATAGAATTTTAGCCATAGAATGACCCTCTTGTGCTGACCAAAGCTTTTCATCTTTAATCACCATCAAGTGAATCACTAGGATATTTAAAGCTTCAGGGTCTACAATTTTAGGTATTTCCTCCCCCCAATTGCATCCGTATATCTCTACACCAGGGCAAACTTCTAAAGGTTTTCCATTTAGTACAGTGACAGCCTTTGCGACTTCTAGCACTCTTAATGGTGTGTTCATCTTATTAGAGTTATGGAATCGTAAGTCATGCTGACCGTAGATAGCCAAGACTTTCATTTTTAGGAAAAGAGGGATAGCGAACTGCTTTAGGAAATCACTGGCTTTAAACGAGTCAAAAATATCACCTGGCATTATAATGTATTCGCATTCTTTAAGGGGCTCTACGCGAGCCCATTCTATCTTGCGATACAGAGAGTTCAGGTAGTCTTTATCCGTTCTGTTTTTAGGACGTTTGTCTGTTATGTGAACATCCCCGAAACATCCGATTTTCATCTTCTATCACCTCGGGTGTATATAGCTAAACTAAATGTACTTATCTTGTGGATTTTAAAATCTGGAAAAAGGTTTTTTAAATGCTTGATTAAGCGATTTACTGTAAACATATCAGATAGTATTCCGTAAAATCTAAGCACGGAAACCTTTCTGCCTATATAGAATACAGAGCGGTGATAGGGCCTTCTGTAGGGTCGAGGGCGGTTTTTGAGAAAGAACCTAACTTCGATTCGAATACTATCAAAATCTGAAAACATATGATCGAGAGGATTAGTATTGTTTTTCCGACCCAGAGTTTCTGTTTTGAATTTACTCTTTCCCATTTTTAATCTCCTTTCTTACTTTCATTAAAAGCCACCCTAATTTATTCTCTCCATGGCCTTCACATATCCTACATCTACATCTACCCCAATAAGTATCGTGCCACCAGTTGCCCTCTACCAAAAGTTGATCTCCTGTACTTAACAGCTTTTCTCTTAGGGTAGGATTTTCAAATTTTAATCTCAAAGCCCTCAGCATTACAATTATTTTTATCTCTTCCCAGTCTTTTCTAATCTTAACTTCTCTACCTAGTTTTTTAGCTAAAGCCGGAGACGAGCAAAGTCTTATAGATTCTTGTTCTAGATAAGAATCAGTCTTCATTGCTTGATAATAATGCTCCACGGTAGGGTACTCTCTATTTCCTACTTTAATAGGAGCAGAGCTAAAGTTGCTTAAAAACCGATATTTACCTTTAAACTCGTTTATCATCCCAATGACTCTTGTGTGCTCCGCAGCGCGGACAATAATTAAGCTGCTTATGTAGTGCTTTTCGCTTTTCCTTTAGCTGTTCTAAGCGTTCTGACAGCGAATTCTGCAGTAAGTTTGCACTAGTAATGCTGTTGTATATGTTTGAAAGTTCTTTTCTTTTTTCGTCGATGGTTTTGTACTCTTCGATTTTAGCTCTTAATTTGACCGCTTTAGTTTTTACTTTCAACCACTCTGAGGTTTCTTTGTGTGCTCTTTCTTCTCTTTTGATAGTGCTATCTATGCTTTTAAGGTATATATACTCTCCATTTAAGGTCTTAAACTCTTCAATTTTAGACTTTAGCAGCAGAAGTTTGGATTTGAAAGATATTTTTTCTTTAGATCTTTTGATTATTTCCTCTTGGAGATTTATACTGCTCTTAACAGATTTCATCACAGATAAATTCTCTGTGAGTGCAGAGCATCTGTTTATCCTTCTCTCCAAAGCTTTAATCCTAGGTTCTACCTCTCTAGCGTATAATAGAGACTCTATTTTACCTTTTGCTTTAGCCACTTCCTTTTTAGCTAATTCTAGCTTCCAGCTTGTCTCTCTAGACATAGAATTGACGTTACCTAAAACAAAGTCTATTACGCTCAGACCAGCCACCTGATTGAACAATTTTCCAACTTCACCAGATTTAGAAGATAACATGAAATAACCATCATGTTGGCCTCTGAAGTTTATTCTATCTAAATTTAATGCTTTTTTAACTTCTTCAGGAACGTCACCTCTTAAAGCTTCGAACTCCCCCTCCCCATCTTCATTCCCCACTATGTAACCATTGAAGGATTTGCTATGAGTACGGATCACGTAGGAACCATCAGAAAACTCTGCCGTTACGGATAGCTCCTCATTATCTCTAGAAAACCAAGATTTTATTTTATCTTGTGGAGCCAGAGGCTCATTGAAAAGCAACAATCTGATACCTCTTATGAGCGCTGATTTACCTTTGTGGGAGGATCCTTTGATTATATTCAAGCCTTCAGAAAGAGGTAGGATTGTCTCTTTATGAGATTGGATATTGATAAAAGTTAAGCTGCTCAAATAAGGCATTATATCTTTCCTATCTTTTTGCAAGTAGGGCAAACAGGTCTCCAACCATATCTCTCTGGAAATTTATTGCTAAGTAGCAACTGCCATATATGCCCGCAACACTCCCATTGACGAACTTTCCATTTCCAGTGCTTATGTGTGTGTACAAAAGTATGAAATATCATCAAATTAGACCTTTTTCCATCGCAAGCCAATCCGGGTTTGTGCCTCAAAAAGGAACAGTATTTAAAAGGTTATCTTTCCAATTATCGTTTTTGTTTTCCACAACGATAATAGGAAAGGACTCTACAAATACCCCGTCTACTTTTAGCCTGGGTGTTCTATATCGTTTGTAGGTGTATTTGTAATCTCCGCCATATTTTTCCAGTGTTTCCGAGGGTTTAAAAAGAATAGAATTTAATATTGTGCTTTTAATTCTGGTACAATCCGGCCATGCTTTGTTATCTACATATCTGGCCAATTCGTTTCCTTCTTCAAAACACATCCTCTCTATTAAACTAAAAGGAACCAGTATACCTGCCCTGGTTTTTTCAGCCAACTCTTTATTTAGATCCATGTGAGAACCAGAATAAGATTTTATCCCTTTAACAGAGTGTCTCCAAATACAGTAATAAATATCAAATCCTGGGTAAACAATTTGTAGAGCTTTGTAAGCACTAACTTGTCCATGAAGAAGATTTAATTGATTGCCCATTCTAACTGCTTTCGACTCTATAAACCTTTTGTCTTTTCCGTTTTTAACATCTGGTTTGCATCCTATATAAATACCTTTCTTTTCACTCACAACAGAATCCACTAATACTCCTCCAAATAAACAAGCCGATACCATTTCAAAGAAAACACCCATCCTCACATGCGCCTGCATATTGTAATCGAACATAGGAATCTGGAAATGCCTACTTAACCCCATTTCTGTCATTTTAGCAGGATAAATATGGGAATGTCTTGGTTTAATTTCTTTGAAAAAATCTACCATTTCAAACCTTTAGCTCTCTTAAATACTTCTGTAGTTAGCTACACATTAATAGAAACTCTTCACGAGAAACACGGGCTCTATTAAGGCTTGCAACCTATCTTTTCTAAGGTAGTCCAAATTCTTTCTCTGAACTTTTTAATCCTCTCGTCTTCATTGTGAATGATGGGGTTCTGAACTAGGCCCATCATAATCCGTGCATCCTCTTCACTCAATCTTAAGTGATAATAAATTATCTCAACTTTTTTAGCTTCAGTCATTTCTGGTCCTCCTCAGAGTAGGGCATCACACATAAATAGAAATCGTCCTCATCTCCAGTTCCCCATATACGATACAGCTTCCCGTTTTGAATTTCTTCAAATCCTTCGATAGGAAAATCATCTAAATGTACTTCAGGAGCACAGTCATAGAACCATCCGCATTTCTCGCATCCAGGGCAAGACTTCTTTTTAAGGATTCGTAAGGACTTACGGAGGAAGAAAGCCCTTGAACCATCATTGTACTTTGTGAAACCCTCGGAAGCAGAGGCACGGGCAATTATACCTTTACAACCACCAGCCGGTTCTTTATTCTTAAGTGCTAGAGAACGATTCATGCTATAGCCTCTTTAGTTTTTAGATACTCCTCTAATTTCACGCATAGAAGCATCTGTCCTCCAGGATCACCAGGTGAGGAGTAATGAAAAGAGTAGGCATCCATAACTTCCTGAGCACCAGGTATGCCCTCCTCAGCGTCCTCACCTACTTGAAATCCATTTTGTCTCAAGTAGTGCATGGCTTGATTATATTTAATCACCTTGATTCCTTTTTATTTGCTCCAGCAACTCATAGAGCTCTCCTACAGTGCCTACCTCATACAGGAGCGTGTAATAAGGAGGTGAGGTTTCTTTTTCTCTGGCGAGGTGCAGCCTCTCTTCTTCTATCGCTGCATCCCTCCAGCCCTCTCTCCAATCTTCTATTCCGTGTTTAAAAGGGCAATCTTCAATAGGAATGCCATCTCGATAAGCTTTTCTTCCCTCTTTTCTATATTGTCCTGGTCTCATTTCTCCTCCCTAGCTCTAACAAATTGAGGAAACCGTAGAGACTTCTCATCTGTCTCACTGTCTGCATTTACAGTTATCCATTTAGGAGGATTGTCTATAAATTCTTTCCTTTGTGACTCTTTAAATCCCCCGCCTACTCTGACTTCCTCACCGTTATAATCGCAAATTAGGGCTCCTAGCATTTCAGAGAACTTACCAGTACCTTTTTCTGCTCTCAATACTTTAAGATCTACCTCTACACCCTCACCTTCAAGGTAAAGAGCTTTCAAACGAAACCAGAGGCGGCTCCTTTTTCTCTCGTGTTCATGATCAGAAACCTTTAATACAACACCCTCCTCGCCTGTATTTATCATTCTCCGTGCGAGAAGCTCTACATCTTTCCATTCTTTTAAATGATGTTCAAAATAATGATGCAGACAGAAAACATTGGTTTTAGCTTTAGGACCGATAAGGTCCTGCTGGCGGAGTATTTGGCGAACAGATGGTAAGTTCTCTCTAACCATTTGGTACCTCTTTTGGAAGGGTCCAGGACAGGTGACTGACCAAATAAGAAGCCTAAGGTTAGAGGTATTTACATCGTAATCTCTTTGTGTTTGGGTTACAACTTTTTGGAAATTTCCGGTGTAGTCGATAACTTCACCATCAAATCCTATTGGATAGGGCACACCGTGTTCTAAATGTATAGTTTTAGCTATATCAATAACTTCAGGGTTGAAACAATGAAAGTTTCGGTAGGGTTTACCATTAGTAGAAGTGTATTCTACTAATCCATCTTCATGAACGGTGCAGTCACAAACTCTAACACCATCCACTTTGTCTGACCAGCAAATATTATGATATCCTCCAGCTAGCGCCAAAAACTTATCAAAGTCCTTTAGAAGGCTTTTCTTCTCTGTTTTGGGCTTCATTACACCGTAGTCTTTAACGCCTTCAACAAACTTCTCTGCGGTTTTAACACCCAATCCACAGCGGAGGTCTTTGTTAATGATTCTTTTTGTTACCTCCAAGGTTTCTTTATCTGTTCCACACAGGAAGTTTAACTCGTCTTTTTCAGCTTGGCTTGCTCCTTTTTTAGAAGCCAGTAGATCTAATTGTAAAAATATTTCATCTACAGATGGGTATCCGGAGATGCCTGTATTTACTATTGTGCTATCTAACTTGGTTACGTTGAACTGTCGGTAAGCATCTAGAGCATAAAGAATTGTTTTTCTTAGGTACTCTCCGCATTCGGATTCTAGACCTTCTTGGAGAATTCTTTCTTTCTCTTTTCGGCTTCTAACACTTCCTATCTCTTCTAAAATTGACAACACTGGCGCTAGGCTTCTCATCTTCTTCCCTTCCTTTTGGTCGTATCTCTCTCAGATACATTTGAGGGATTGTAGTATTAAGTGATAAATCTGCTACCTCTCTCACATTCATTTTCATATCTCTTGAAGCAGAGCAAAACATGATTAAGGTATCGAAGTTACCTGCAACTTTGAGAGCATAATCTAGGTCCTCTTCGCTTTGGTTAAAAGCTTCGGATAGCTTCTCCATCACAATGTTATATGACGAGAATCTGCCTTCTCCCTCTAAAAAGTCTTTCAGATGTATTGTATCGGAACTCATAACGTTCTCCTCATTTATTGTTTATGTCTAAATATAACAGCTATTTATGAAGGCAGCAAGATATTATTTACGAATTATAAAGTATAATCTGCATTTGAACCTATCCTCTGAAAAAGGATATCAAATTACTCACATCTTCAGGATCTATATGGCAGAAAAACTCTGCCATATCCATTATAAATATCTTGTTTTTGATTAAAATACCTTCGCGATCATATATCTTAAGAGCGTTTTTAAGAGAGGATGAAATAGCTACCATTTTTTTCCTTCGATCCCTCTTGAAAAGGATCATAGTTTGCAACCTTTTACTAATTTCCTTCTCCTTTTCCGCTTTTTCCCACCAATCCATAAGAGGACACACTTCTTTAAAACCAGGAGGCTGGTCTACTATGTTTAGGATGTCCATTCCCGTATATCCCCTCTTAACCTCCACGAGAAACAAATCGAAAAAAGGGTAAATACTAGGATGGGTAGGGGAAAGATCACCATGTTGATAAGCCGCCGGCAGGTCTACTTTGTCTCTTTCTGTAGCCCACCCACCTGAAGCTTTTGTCCTTCTTATCAAGTCGGATCTTTCTCCCCAGGAGAACCACCAGCTTAGCTCTTTAGCCATTTCGTTTTCGTAAGGGGCTCCTTTTTTGATACCACCTTTAGCTTTTTTCTTTGCCATATCAACAAAACCTTTCCCAAGTTCTGTTATAGTTTTTATTTATCAAAGAGTTGAATCCGTATCTATTGCACACCCTATAAATATCCATATATTGCAGTTTATTAAATTCCTTGAATTTAATTTTTTGTGTATCTTCAAATGGTAACCAAGTTAGGCTTTTGTTCCTATCTATGAAGTCAGGGTTTTCTCTGAGAAACAAGTTGATTTTTGTTTCTACCTTAACAGAAGCTCTTCCTTGTAAATATTTTAAGGCTGTTTTTTCAGCAACACCAGGGATATTAGGAACTTTATCTCCTTTACACCCTGCGTAGATTTTCATCTCTTTCCATTCTTCAGGAGTGCATCCCCATCTATCTTTTAAATTCTGTTTAGTGTACAACTTTTTCTTTTTGAGTTTGAACATATCACAGTAGCCGAGAAGCTGATATAAATCTCTATCATCCGAAAGAATAATTTTTGTTCCTTTATTATGTATGACACAGGAAGCAATGATATCGTCTGCTTCCAGCCCTGTTTGTATGTATATATTAGAGAACCCCAATTCCGGCAGTACTTGGGTTCTTAGTAATCCCAATTGGTATCTGGCTATTCTGTTATTCTCTATTTCTTCTTCAGAATATTCTATGTCCTTAATTTTATAGCCAGAATAAATGTCTCTGCGGTAACTTTTTCCGCTATCAAAAGTAAATACAAATTTTCTGGTATCGAATTTTTGAGCTAAGGACAGCATCTTGGTTAAAAATCCATAAATAACTCCTACGGGCTCCCCTCCATATGAAAGGCCCCCGTAGGAGTGTTTGGCTGCATGTCCTACAGCATGGCTATCTATAATTATGATAGGGTCTTCAATCATCTTCTTTTAGGTTCCCGAGGGGTCTTTTCTTTGAAAGCCTTACTGATTCCTTCCCAAATATCTATTACCTCTTCTTGGAGCTCTTCCTCTAACTGATTTTGCTCCACATATCTGATAGCATCTTTTAGGCTCACATAGGATTTTCCATCTGGGCAGAGGAAGGATGTGTTTCCAGTCATATCTTTTACATATTGGAGATTTTCACGGATATCGTCTATGCCATAGTTAAACACGAGAGCTACAGGTGCGGTTCTGAAAGGGGAATCACAAGAGTTCTTAGTGATCTTCGCCATACTTCGGATACCAATAACCTGCTCTACAGATCGGTTTTTGCTGCCTACAGTAATAGACTCCATAATTTCGTGATCTTTGTTCACTATGCCTTTAGTATACTGGGTTATCCTAGTCAATTCTATCCTTATAGAGGCCCAGTATCCTACTGCTTTGCCGCCAGGAGTGAAAGTACCTTTGTCCCCTTCTCTAAGCTGGTTAGTACAAATCATCAGCTTGTGGCCCTCGGCAATTTGAATAGATCCTTTGCGGAATAGAGTGCTGAGCTCCTTAGCTCTCCTCATGCCCATTTTATCTTCTTTATCCATCTCTAGATTTGTGGAGAGGGCTGCCAAAGAATCAGTGACATACACATTTATGGCGTTTTTATTGGGCGGGTCCCAAGCCATAAAATCTTCGATGATATCCGAAACTAAATGAAGGCGAGCATATTTATCTTTAGGAATACTCACTCCATATATTTGAGCATAAGCTCTATCCAGCCTCCCTTCAGGATCTACAAATCGGATATCGCCTCCATCTCTTTGGGCACACCCACAAATTTCAGAAGCTAAGGCAGTTTTGCCTAGTCCTGATTGGCTATAGATTTCAACCATAATACCACCAGGGAGACCGCCGCCCCTAGTTCTATCTCCGAAAGCTGCCAAGTTGAGGAGGGTGCTGCCTGTGCTTAAAACAACATCTGTATCTTTAAAGCAAAAGGGTTGAGGTGGTTCCTCTTCGTACTCTTCCTCCACAGCATCTGAAGCTTTTTTAATTTCTTCTTCAGAGGGCTCTGTAGCAGGTCTTCTTGCTCTTCTTACAGGTTCTTCCATGACTCCTCCTAAACTACTTGGGCCCCCTTGTAGCGATTCAGCCCCACGCTTACCGCCGCCTATTCAGGCAGGGGGCCCAAGAAAGTTATTTACCTTCTTGCTCTAGCCGTTGTGCTTCTATGGCGCAATCGTCCCATAGTTCACAAGGTCCGCATCCTGAGAGCTTGTCAATGTCTCTGCCAAATACTCCACCACCAGGGCATTTGGCTGAAGACTCCTGTTCTTTTTCAGCAGGTTCCTCTTGAAGGGGTCTCCGTGTTCTCCGAACAGGTTGTTCCTCTTCGGGGGGTTCCTCTTTCGGAGCTCTGGTGGCTCTAGAGGGTGGATCTTCTTTCGGGGCTCTGGTAGTTCTAGAGGGCGGATCCTCTTTAGCAGGTTCCTCTTTCGGAGCCCTAGTTGGTCTAGTCGTAGCCTCTTTAGCCTCCTCAGGTGGATCCTCTTTGGGAGCCCTAGTTTTGGGCTGGTAGTCAGGATTTGAAGAGTCAGAGGGGCTCTTAGCAGAACTTCCATCGAAGGGCTTTCCGTAATATTTCTCCCAAAGCTCTTCGTAACCCAAAAGGATCAGGAAGTCTGCCAGAGGAGTAGCTGCCGCAACATCCAGATGCTCTTCCGAGATGGCATAATCGCGATCAAGAAATTGAAACCCGGACCATTCCTGCCCCATCCCTGTTCCACTTTTGGAAAAGTAAACAGATTGGCCGTTGTAAGGATTCGAAAACAAACGAAATCCACCACCGAAGGGCTTCTTCGCCAGGGCAGAGATGTGCTTTTCCAAATAGAAATGAGCTACCTCGAAGACCTGCACGCCCTTGTTCTCTTCGGATTCGCTATCCCTGCAAACGATCAGATACATAGACCGGCGCTTTGCCTTGGTGTCTTTTATGAAAGCTTCGTCCTTGAGATTCGCAGGCTTTTTGCTTTCCGCCGCCACATCTTCACAGATGGGACACCGCTTGCCGTAGCTCATAGAAGGGCAAACCACGTTATCTTCGTTTACGCCGATCTTTGAATGAATCCATACATCCAGCCAGTAAAGAATTTTACCTGGGTCCACCGGTTTTCCTTGACTTGCATGGCTTTTGGTGGGGTAGTTCTCACCTGCAAAGAAAGGAAGGATGTCAATCACATGCTCACCTTCAGAGCATTTCCATTCAGGTAGTGGTGGGGATCGGTAATACTTTCCGTATTTACCTCCTTCATCTTTGCTTTTGTAGCTTTCCTGAGCTCTCTCTCTAAGCTGGTTTACCAGGTCTTCCCGATTAAACTTCATTTGTTTTCCTCCTTTTCTCCATAATTTTAGCTAAATTCTCATAGACTTCCTCGTAATCCATACTTTCAAATCGCTTCTTGACATCGTCTGGAACGGGGTTGTCCATGTAGTAATTTCTCAGCAGGAGCTTCAGCCCCCTGCCAATGTCATTGCTTTTTGTTTGCAGAGAATTGCAAGCCGAAACGAGCTTATCTACAATAAGTTTTTTCTCGATAACATCGTCTTCCAATTCTATCACTTCTTTGTTTGAAGAAACCCATTCATCTATTGCATCCTTCAAATTTGGCGGAGACAACCCATACTCTGAAGGATCGGCCCTAACCTCAGAAGATAACTCCTTTCTTCTCCTCTCTGCTTTTGCTTTAGCTACAGAGTAATTTTTGTTGGCATATGCTAGGTACACACCATAATCATAAGTGACCAAACTATGGTTTCTAAGTTCTATATCCAAATTATCTAGATCTACACGAACCAGATCTCGATTTTTACTCTCATCATAATCTTCATAAACTTTCATTATTCGTCCTTTATATTAAATGCCAACCCTATTAAAGATATTAAACCGCCCAGCCCGCTGTACATTACACTTTCAGAGAAAAGGGAACACATAGAAATGAGCTTTCCTGGGTAGGATTTTGAGTTCATAGCTACGGATCCTAAATATCCTAGAATGCTTAACCTAATCTTTTCTGGTTTTGCATCTATACTGCGAAGAAGGGAGCAAAGGTCCGACCAGGAAGTATATTGACTTTCGAGCATTATCCTACAAATATCAATCACCTCTTTATGCTCCACTGCTGCGGTTTGGATAGAGTCTCGAACTGCCTCTACATCTTCGATGTCTATCACAGCATCTAGGATTTTCAAAGCGTTTCTAGCAGAGTACTCACTGGAATCTGCTATTCTTCTGTAGATGTCTTTTGGGTAGTCGATTCCTTCCTTATTGCAGATTGTTTTGAGGAGATACACAAGACGAACTCTGTTGAAAGATTGAAGTGTGTAGGTATGACATCTGGATCGTATTGTATCTAACAACTGTCCAGGATCGGTTGTACATAGAGCAAAGTAAACATGAGCCGGAGGCTTCTCTAATAGAGCCAACAGGGCGTTTTGTGCATTTTTGGTGAGCTCGTGACACTCATCTAAAATGTAAAACTTTATAACTTTCTCTCCTTCAGCTACGAGAGGCTTGAATCTGCATGTTTTGTCCAAATCTCTAATAGTATCTATACCTCTCGTGTTTGAGGTGTTGTAATACTCAAAATTCATATCACCGCACCCCATCATGTCTTTCACAATATAAGCTATAGTAGTTTTACCACATCCATGATGGCCGCAAAAAAGGAAGGCATGTGGTATTTTATCCAAAGGCCTTGCTAATACAGATTTTAAACTGTTAACCACAGGATCCTGGTTTACCACTTCGTCTAAGGTCTTAGGTCGATATTTCTCTGCAAGGTCCATTTAGCTGCTCCTGTAAGTGTTTCATTTTAATAGGAATATAACACAAAATTAATGGAAATAAACGATAAAATTTAATACTTGTTTAGCTCATCAATTTATAATAAATCATCCTCATAATTCTACTATCATACAGGCCGTCGTGAAAGTTTTCCTCTTTGGTTTGTATGCCTAATTGATAAGCCAAAGATGCTAATTTCATATTAGGCATGAGCTCTCTTCCTCCACTTTCCATCAAAACAATGCCTGCCAGTTGCATAATATCAATATAAGGAACCCAAAACCAAGATCCGAAATACACATCTCCCTGATCGGCAAATAGACTCCTTAAGAATTCGTTATCAAACCCTGCCCCCCTTCCGGGCCCGAATGCTACAAACCATAATTTATCTTCTTTATCCATAGGGTCTACCCATTTCCCTAAAATCTCAATAAATCTTTTGTACATCTCGACCTGCGGAGGGAAAGAGGCTATTTCTTCTTTGGTTCTTCCATTTTTATTCAAAGCTTCTGCGCTTACAGGATCGCCCTCTTTAGGCCTGGCATAGAGTTGAAATTTGTCCACCATTTTACCATCTATGTCTATAATGCCTGAAAGCTCTATAATAGAGTGAACTTCATGAGCTAGAAGTGTGTACCCATCCTGATCTTTCTCATCTACACCTGTAGTCTCTGTGTCTGTGAATAGTATCTTCTTTGGCATCTTTCCACCTCTCAAAATATTTATTAAAATCCTTACCTTCACCAAACCAAAAGTAACTAATCAATCTGTTACATTTATTGTTTATCAAATATTCCTCTCTGTAAGTTCCTGCTTTGCCATGACCAGGATTACCCGCCAGAAACAGATTCATTTCCCATCATCCTATTTTTAAAAGCCTCTACATATCGTTCTACTTCTTCCTCAATAATCTCTGAAGATAGAACACCTTGATCTACTCTGGAGGAAAGAACGCAAAGATCATGAATAAGCAAACCTAACATCTTCTCATCTTTGCTCTTTGCCCTTCTACCAAAATGATATTTAGGTTTAGGAGGTTTAGGAACTCTGGGAGGATGAGGGTGGTTTGGTACATTCTTTACCATTTTATTTTCCTTAGTAGGAGTTCTTTCCTCTTTTTCCATTCTGGTTTCCAAGTCCAATTTATCTTTTTAAATAACAAACATCTCATAGGAATTTGTATAGTATACCTCTCGCCAGGAATTTCAAAAATAGACTCAGTTATAATCCTGCTTTGATCCCAAAATCTTTCCCAAGGAACTTCAGGCAGTCTCTTATTTATCGCTTCCCAAACCTTGAGGGTGTGCTCCTTATCTAGAAAGTCTTCCTCCCTAAGCGTTACTACTATGATTATCATCTTAGAAATTTTCATCGTATACGTTCTTAATGCTACCGTCCTTGTTTTTACTTACCCATGTGCCGCCTTCAAAAAACACTTCCTCTTTCTGATACCAGTTTCCTCCTATAGGACATAACTCTATTTCTAATAGTAGTGGTACAATTAACCAACCATTTTGCTCTCTGATTTCATCTTCGGCAATTGTTTTTACCATTTGGATATATTCGTTTTGCTCTTCAACATATATTTTGCTTTTAATGGAGTCATGTATTTGATTGTTAGGTCGGCTACGGAAGCCTAAATCCTTAATTCTATCTTTAACTTTCTTTAACGTCCAAAGCAAACAGTGGAATGCTGTGCCCTGAATAGGGCTATTCACAATCTCGTTAGGGGACAAGAAACCTGTTCTTCTATGACCAAAGAAAGTCCCCACGTACCCCTGCTCTAGATATTTTTTAATTGTTTTATCTTGCCATTTCTTTACACCTTTGTATTTGTCCCAGAAAGCACTCTCCATCCTTTTACAATGATTCTCGAAAGACTGCTCTGTATAAATTCCTTTAGACTTAAGGTGGTCCTGTATCTTTTCACCGTCTGCTGTTTTTAAATTAGGAATGATAACGTTCTTTTGTAAATCCTTAGCACAACTTCCATACCAGCTTTTATAAAATTGAGGGAACACCCAACAGTTTTTGGCATAAAATCTGATATCTTTGCTTACTCTTTCTTCAGGTAGGATAAATAAGGCCGCCGCCTCATCTCGATGCATGTTCGTAGTAGGATCATTAATATAATCTATTAAAACAGGGTCCTCAGAGTAACAAGCAATTATCCTAACTTCTTGAGACCCATAATCTTTTTCTCCTAGCCTAACAGGCTCTTCAGGGTCTAAAGAAGCAACGATACCAGATCTGCACACCTTTTTAGACTCCTCATCTCGAACTGGTATGTTTTGAAAATTAGGATGATCTTGAGATCCTCTATGTGTGGTAGCTATATGAAGATTCTGAACAGGGTGTATCTTGCCCTCTTCAGTAATTTCCCTGAAGAATTGTGCCAAGTAGGTGTTTTTTACTTTGTAGAGCTTCTTTACACGAAGAATTTTTTTAGCTATAGGTGAATTAATAGAACTCACAACTTCAGCATCTACCGATGCATTGGTTTCATCTTTATTGGTGAACTTTTTTGGTGTATACCCTAAAATATCAAAAAACAGAATTTGTAAGTCTTGAGAAGATTTATAGTTAAAGGACTTTCCTGTTCTCTTTTTAAACTTTTCTGCCTCCTTAGACTGATAAATCTGTAATGTTAATTTTTCTATCTCATCCCCTAGAAAAGCATTTTGCTCGTCGTAATAAGCCCTGTCTGCTACGATTCCTTCATTTTGCACACTCATTAGAGCTTCCAAACCATCCATCGTGAATTGTCTGGCAGCTTCGAGTTTTGGGTGCCTATCAAAAAAGGATTTTTGCCATTTTTTCAGCTCTCTGGTATTTACTGTATCTAGTCCACAATAGTGATGTAGCTTTTCGGGAGGGGCATTATGAATATTGTTAAATTCCTCTCCTTTATCCGACTTCAGATATGGTGCAATCTCTTCCTCATAACCTGTTATTCCAAATCTTAAGAAAGCTTGAAATTTCAGACCTGTGAATTTCTCTCTGCTATCTATAAGATGTGAGGCTGTCATAGTGCACCAATCCCAACCTTTAACATCTGCACCTAAAACAACAGATGACCAGGAGTCCTCGAAATTTCTACCTTGAGCTGTTTTTAATATTTTAGGATCTTCCAAAATTTCTACATATAAACGATGAATTTCTGACCATTCTTCCTCTTTCCAATACCCAGGCCTTTGCAAAGGAATCACATAGCTTTGATCTCCATCATCTATACTTACACAATAGATCTTATGACCAATCTTATATGGCTTCACACCTGTGGATTCATAATCAATAGTTATCGAAGGCTTAGTTCTAAGTATCCTTTTAAGATGGAAGATTATTTTTTTAAATTCTAATAAAATAGTAACCTGACTGTCAAAGTCAGGAAACTCGTAAGGATTCCAAGATAGACGGCCTACTGCTTTTTTGAGATATATCTGGTTTATAGCTCTGAGATTATCGTTTTTTCCTCTCATCACAAAAGAAGGATGATATTGAGCAGTAACCCAAGCTCCATTTTCAGGGTCAGGGAAGGGTAAATTTACCCATCTGCTGATTGTTGTGTTTTTGAATCTATCTCTAATGTAAGTACTTACCGAAGTTCCTCCAAATAACCATATATGATCTGGTTTTATCTCTTCGATGGTTTTAAGCAATAAAGGACGACAACACAGGCACTCATGATCTGTAGGCTTTCTATTCTCAGGAGGACGGCAATTTACAGAATTTATTAAGTAAAGGTCTCTATGAAGATCAATCCCAAGAGGTTTAAGACTTTTTTCCAGAAACTGACCAGCCTCCCCCACTAAATTCTTCCCTAGTGTGTCTTCGGTGGCCCCAGGAGCTTCTGCTATCCCTAGAATGTTTCTTCTACCATTTCCTGTTACAGGTATCCTGGGCCTTTTGCATCCTTTTTTATCTAATCCACAGCTAGAGCAATCCGGATCGCCAGGATGGTTATATCTTTTATCCAAAAGCTCTTTATTAGCATTCCTTCTAGGTTCAGTAGATTCTATTTGGAAAAAACCTTTAAGTGCCATTATGACTTCTCCGCCAACTCTAAAAGAATAAATCCGTGACAGGGCGGCTTAGTACAGAAGCAGCCCAGCCTTTTGTTTTTGAGGGTTTTGACCCTAGATAGTATCCAGGCTTTCCTCTCTGGTTCTAAGTGTGGGTATGCATTTGTAGTTAGCCATCTTCTATAATTAGATACACATTTAAAAGCATCTCCGTGAGTGCCCACTACAAAGGGGTTTCCGTAATGATGCATGGTATTTGTTCTACCTATATAAACATCAAATTGTTCCCGTTTGCAATGAACCACCTTACCTGGACCTTTATATTTTTTCATAGTTATTTTTGCCTGCCTCAAATAGTAAAAGGTAGTTAGGCGATTATTGGCACCCATCGCTTTTAAGTGATGCTCCCTAACAGCTTGATTGCCTGCGGGAACTCCTGCCAGGAAAACTTTCATTTTTCCTCATCCTCATCTCCGTTTATTCGTTTAAGCACCCCCTCAACCCATTTTAAAATCTTTTTGCACTCGCTAAAAGGAACAAAAAGAGAATCCCATCTCCCAGTAGTTCCTGCACAGGCGGTCCATCCCTTCCTGCCTTGGTACATTCCTGTTGTAAAATCCTTTACAGAGCAGCTCTCAAATCCCGTAACCCCATTTAAGATATTAATCCACCACTCGTCCATCAGGAATCTAAGTTCTAAATCTAATTCTACAAATTTACGATCTGCTATGCGGGAATGCACCAAGGCAGGATATATGCAGCTGGTTCGGATTCCTGTGCATTTAAACTCGTAAGGTCCGGGGCATTCTGAAGGGGCATCACTCAAATCCAAAACGGAGCCGCATTGTACACATACCCCTTGAGAGTCTGGTCTGTGAGATTTAGGAGCGAAATCTGCCTCTGCTTTTAGACCTCTTTCTCTAAGTATTCTTTTAAAATCGACCATTCTTTGAACCTCCCTTTTATCCTTTTCTTAATTCCCTCCGCCTCTTTTTCCACTAATTAAAGATTTCATAGCTGGCAGCTTTCAAATGTATACTAATGCATTGACTACATAAAGTTCGTGCAGAATTCGCGCTTAGAGCACGAAGGATTTTTGTCCTTTTGCATAAGCTTCAGCACATTATTGCAAAGAAATAATGTGGTTAAAGGTCCCCGAAGTGAACATAGCTGCATTTTTGTTCACTCTCATAATAGTAGCTTTTTCCAAGACTTCGTTTAGGAATATAGGATTAATCTGAATCTCAAACCCTTCTTGTGCATATTCAAAATCGAAGTCTCTTTCTACCATACCTATGTCTTTCTTTTCTGCCTTACAGGTTATCTGGCCACTACTTATTACCATAGTGACCGTTTTGTCTTTGATAACCTTATCATCAGACATGAAAGAAACACTGGACACCAGAGATTTTATCTCTGAAGGAAGCCTCACTCTCTTTCCCTCAATAGTAAAATACTGATCAAGAGAGGGGTACTCGCCCTCCATCACCCTAGTACTAAACACCACGCCTTCTTCAGTTCTAAAATGACACCAGCTGTCTGTAAGGCGAAACTCTATCACTGGAAAACGAACTAAATGCTCAATATTTCTGGCAGGTATTAGAGTGGACAAGTCTGTATGCTCTTCTAAGTTATACTTACTAATCCTCACTCCGTCAGAACTGTAAACAGAATCTGAATCTACTTTTACACAAGTGTATATACCTTTAGTCATGTCCTTAGAGGCAGAGAACATGCAAAGGTACAGAGCGCGGACAAAGTCTTTAGGAAGAGGAGTCATGTTTTTACACACCTCTTCCAAGTTGAGTACAGAGATTAGCTGCGAAGCCTTATCTTCGGAAGACACAGCAAGTCGAGCTCGTGTGCCTGCAGATTTGATTTCGATGCAGTTTCCGGCTTCTGCTATTCCAACCTCCAAAGTTTCCTCTTTGATCCCGTTTACCGTTTTGAAAAGCTCTTCAGCACGGCAGGAGCATTTGAAATCTGTTTTGAAGGGGTGGGAGATGCAAATTTCATCATTAAATGTAATCACATCATCTCCTGTGAAAAGGTAATGGACAAACTCTTCGATGATGTCCTTCTTAGCTAGCCCAGGCTTTAGAAGTTGCATCACTTTAAGGAACTCTTTCTTTTGCATAATCATTTTTATTCTCCCTAGATTTAAAGTTTGATTTCTTTTAATTCAGATACTACTCTATTTATTTCTTGAATGAGAAACTCCTTGAGGGGCTGGTATACATTAAAGCTCTCATCGAATCCTCTATTGTTACAATCGGAGTTCCAGATACAAATGTCGATTAAGTAAACTGAGGCGGTTGACGCACAATCGTCACCGTCAAAATGAGCTACCAACGGTCTATAAGCACAACCATGATCACGGCCAGTTTGATTAAAAATCTCGTCGTTTAGTTGACCTACTAAACAAACAATCTCTTCAATACTATCGCCTTCGAACCTGCCGTCGCTCATTTTATTCTCCTACTATGTGATCGGGGTCAATGTTAGGATCTACCTCCCTGAGCAGTCCTCTAATTATCCAACTAATTCGCTCTTCTCGTGTCTGTCCAGGAAAGTTGTTCACATTTCTATTAATTTCATCAAAATCGATATCTCGGATCAATCTGGTCATTACGTCAGAGAAAGAAGGTATAGTGATGCGGAATCCTTTTTGGTAGTATTTAAGGACCCTCAATAAGCTGCCTCCGGCATCCTCGTTTCTGTCTGGGTTTGTGTACTCCAGCCTCTTAGCCGCTAAAGCAGGATAAAACTCGTCTGAAACCAGAGACTTCCATTTTCCGCAATAGTGATCCCACCAGAAGATAGCTTGACAAAGGGTGAAGTCGAAGGAAGGAATCACATCTTGAGGTTCTTCGTAGAGCCATCTGGTGATAAATTGAACGTGCGGGCGCGGGCCACGGATAGTGATGGCATTAGGAGTATGCACTAAACGCCCAGGAGTGTACTCACTTAGGAACAAAGCCAGCTCTTTAGCCCAATCTTTATCTGGGACAAACAAGTCGATATCGTTGGGCTTTTCATTAAATATACAGGACCTAATGAACCCTCCACCTACTGTGATTTCTTCTTTCTTCATTAACTTTCGTAGGTTACTTGGAAGTCTCCTCACGCACCATTGAAGGTCGTATCTGTTGAGTTCCATTTGTGATATTCTCCCAGTTTATTTTTCTTTGTTTAAATCCAGAACTACCTGACAGTTCCCAATATGAAAAGAGCATATTTCGATGTTGCCCTTTTGTTCCGTTTAAAAAGCTGTCCATTAGCTCGTAGCCAACCGCTGCGAAGAATACTTTCATTTAGTCTCTTCCAAAACTTCACTTCTTATCTCTACCAAGTTTGCTGCTCCTTTAGTATAGAAAAAACTGGCTAGGCGATTATAAGGAGCATCTTTGGAAAAAACATAATCTTTCATCTCTCTTTCCTTCTCGATGTTGCTCATCAGAGGGAAGTTGCCCGCTAGGAATAACTTCATCTCTGCTTCTCCCATTTAATCTCTCCTTCGAGCATTTTATTATATAACTCCATATATCTTTTAGGTCCTTTTCTATACAGACCTTCTAATTCTTTGTTTAGGTTATCTAGGGAAGCTTTAGCTAAACGACGAGCTTTGAGCAAAGCTAAAATCTTCCCCTCTTCAACATCTGAAGGTTTTTCAGAGCATAGCTGACCACACACTTTTATTTGGTAGCCTCCCCCTACGGATGCCCAACTAACATCTACCGGAATGGAAGACTTGATAAAAGTATGACAATTATAAGCCTCCGACCAAGTTTCTTCTTCAGGTATTTTTCTGGGCTTTCTCTCGGTCATTACCTGTGTCCTTTCATTATTCTTCACCATAAAGGATATACTTTTTCATATTTCAAAGAATCCTTTCTTCTGATTAATTTGAAAAGCCCAAGGCCATTCCGGAACACTGTTCTGCAAATCTATATAATATTGAACATTAAGCTCGTCCCTGAGCTTATAATCGTTGCATACGCCTCTCTCTAATATAATCTCCACCCTTCTTTCCTCATCTCCCTTTCTTCCACTGACAAAAACCTCATCTTCTTTAAGTTCGTATTCTGAACCTACCATTTTAAATTCTGATTTACCCATCACATGACCTTTAAGGTCCAAGTATTGATCAATCATTGCTTGCTCTGCGCCTGACAGTGTGTAATAGTGCTTTCCTGTAATTTCTTGGGAGGGCGATCTTGTGGATACAAAAATATTATGAGCTGTGGTAGAATAATCAAACTTTCCCCCTCTTTTAGGAGGGACACATATCACTCCATATTGTCCGAATTTTACCCAAGAAGAGGAATCTACACTAAACCAGGGGTAGCGGGCAATTAGTCTCGTAGAAGTTACAGCAAATCCGTGAACTTTTACTTTAGGCATTCCTGAAGAGTCTGTGAGAAGAGAGCCCCATATAGAGTCTAATGCAGGAAGCAAGATTCTAGGCGGGTTAGGTATCAGACCCCCTATAGCGATATAGTCATATCCTTTTTCCAAATACATTTCCAGCCACTTCATATCTGTTCCATAATGCCAAACAGGTATTGGTTTCAATCCTTTAGACTCGTAGTATTGCTGATTTGACCAGGTTGCTTCTGCATTATTAATCACATCAAAATTTGCATAATAATCAATAAACTGAAGATTTTTCTTGATAAAAAGAGCATAGTTCCTTCGGTAGGTTTGGAAATCCTTGCTTTGGATCCAGCTGAAGTCATCGTTTTTCCTATCTTCAAGAAAGCTTCCCATATAAGTACCGCCTTTGTTTCGGCGTATAAATTGATTATAAAGACTGGGAGCACCTGAATCTACAAACAAGGTCATTTCCATTATTAATCCTTCTAAATCTTTGTTTTAACTACAATATAGCAATAAAAATAAGGCATGTAACGATAAATTTTATGGAGCTGGTGGCATTGGTTGCCAGTGGGTTACTCTGTCATCCAAATACCCTTCAACAAAGAAACGATTTACGTTTAACTCAACCAGCCTTCCGCGACACCATGATTTCCTGCTCTGAGAATATACCAAAATAGCATCAGTTGTTTCCGGCAACCTATCCTCCACCCGCACAGGATCGGCGGCGCGAGTGTTCGCGAGCATCTTTGCAGTAAGAAATATATCTACCCACTCCTCTGAACTTGGGTGTCCAAAGATAACACTCGGTTTTTCTGGTGTGTCGTCTTCGAATATCGTTCCAACAGAAAGTATTTTTTCGATTAAATCTGTCACGGTCGGTCCTCCTCGCTACTTAATATTTCAAATGCTTGCTTCATTCCAATATAAGCCCACTTATACCTATCCAGGGATTCTAAAGAAGGATTTTTCTCGTGATTACGAACAGCATTTTTAAACTCTGAAAGCCGCTTGTAAAATTCTTTCCATTTCATGGTCGGTCCTCCTTATCATACAGGGCATACGGGATGGTTGATGTAGCAAATATAAACCTTAGTGTCTCGACTGAGCAACCCAAACCACTCCCCCAAAACTTGCTTGGTGTATTCACTTCCCTTGTACGCAGATAACCACTTATTCTCAATGGCTCCTAAAATATGAATGTGAAACACGGTCGGTCCTCCTTTCCAAGCGGTTAATCATCGTTAACATAGAGTGAAAATATTGACGCTACAGGAACAAACAATAAAATTCCTATAGTTAAAATTAATGGTGTTCCTGTCCACCAAGGTCTTTCCCATGAGTATAAAATTCTATATGGTTCACATATACTATGATAGATAAAAAATAAAAGCCACATCCACGGTAAATATAAAACAGATGCTAATTTCCATTTTTTAATTTTTCTCATTATATTCCCCTATCAAGTAAATTTTACCTCACCGGAAAAACAGGTCGCAGGAACAGGAAACCAATAGTTAGCGAAAACAATAACGTGACCCTGTTTCGGTTTAGGTCCGATGGCTGGGGAGTCGGTTATAGCGGATCTGCCGCAAGCAGTTTTAAAACCAGCTTGCGCGGCCATATCTGCTGCACCTTGAAGTGTGAACCCTTTATCTCAATTTCCTCTCCAACTGTAAAAACACCGCGCACTGTGCCTCCTAACTGTTCCAACCTGGTTTTCGCCTCATGCAGTGCTTCCATTGATTCAAATTGTTCAAAATATCCTTTTCCGGTATCCATGGTTTCTCCTTTATTAATGCATAGTAGGGTTAACTGATGGTCGTGCCGGGGTTTGGAATATTTTCATGCGTAAGAATCTCTTGTTGCCGAAACGCTATATCAAGCATTTCACAGCATTCAAGACCGATGGCACCTGGCAAATCGCCAATCGTTTCAGCTTCCGGGTATTCCTTGCAAATTTGGTCAACTTTTGATAGCAGCGCTTGGCCCAATGCAAACCTACACCAATACCATCCGTGCCAGTATTCTATGACCTGGTCTAATCCTTGTGTGTCTTCTATGAATTGCACAACCCACTCCTTTCATGCCGGGGTAATGGCACATGCGGCTAAATTTTACAAATCCATAATAATTTCTATCATTCTAGGTATAGCTAAAGACCCTTTGAGGATAAATTTTTTACCCAGATCCTCAACCATGTTTTGGTACTCGGTGTTCCTAAGAGCCTCATGGATCCTCTTTGCTAGAAGGAAATAAGAGTGATCATCTGAAAAATCATAGTCGTATCTGAACTCTTTAGGGTACAATTCTCCATAACTTAGCTCATTAGGAACAAATGGTATACAACCAGATAGCACACTCTCTATCATTGCGATTCCCCAAGTTTCTTGACTCGCAAAAGAAACAGAAACTACAGAGTTAGCCAGCACCTCATAATATTCTTTCTTTGTAGTACATGCTTCTTTGGTTTTAAGGAAGGTCACCTTAGGTAGAGGGTATTCTGAAGTGAAAGCTTTTTCTAATTTGTCAAATCTATCAGGATTTTTTTCTTTATCTAGACGGTGAGGGAACACTACTTGATTTTTACCAGTATTTGGTAGCTCTTCTTCATTTTTAATAGGAAACCCAGTAGTGTAGATTCTTGGTATCGGGCTATCAAAGTATGACTGAATCATCTCTTTGTGAAATTCTGTGGCTACAAAAACAGCATCTATAAACTTAAACCACGACTCTTCAAGTAAAGTGCCCCACCTCCCCATGTTTCTTCGGCTTAGAAAATCCCAAGGATCCCAGGTTCCTGCATGAAGACAGCCTGTGATTTTGAAATCCATACCCATGCCGTCTCTAATATAAGCGAGCATTTCGATACCAGGGAACCAAAGATCGTGAAACAAGAAAACATCTCCACTCTCAATCTCACCACGATCTATCAGATCACAAATCATCTGAAGTTGGGTAGCCTTGAAGTAGTTGGTTCCTACAACATCCAAAAAGGCACCTGTCTCTCTATACGATTTAAGAGGCTCAGGGCAGATTTCTATGTATGGTATATCTAGATTTGAAATGCTCTCTTTGAACCAACGAGACCACTGGATAGAATATCTCTCTTCAAAAGGCTCTATAGGAACAAGTATAATTTTCATGATCTCCTCCCACTTTTGATAATTCCTAGTCTCGCTAGGATTGCGATGAAAGTTGCTGCCTCGCCTGCGGAAAGATGACAATTGTTCTTCGCATCTAAAATAGCTTGGCGAACATTTTGGGGCACCCATGCTAAAAATTTAATTATTTTTCCTGTAGGTAGATTATAAACCTCCGTCCATTCCCACACTTTATCAGGTATTGTGCTGCGAAATCCGTCTTTATATGCCCATTCTATTTCATCGTTTAGAAAAGAATCAGGAAGGAAACTAGGCATGAGGCGAACAGGTCTATCTTCGATTTGATGACCTAAACTAGGAAGGTCTTCAAATCCAGGAGTCCCAGGGTAAGGCTGAAAAAACTGCCCTAGTCCTCCTTCAGTACTGTTTGTTTTGATTCTATCGTATAAATCTTCAGGCTTACTTCCGTATTCTCTAAGAAACTTGCCTGTTTCATTCAATGTTGTAATTGTCTCCCCAGGAAAGAAAGTTAGACACAACCAGAAAATGTCCGTGTAGTCTTTTACAGCGGTGTATACATCGATGTACTCTTGGAGAGACTTTCCTTTTTTCATGGACTTAGCTAGAGCAGGATCGGCTGTTTCAAACCCTAACTCTACTAATCTAACTCCAAATTCTTTCAGACACTCTGGTCCATACTCCTCCACAAACTTTTTTAATGTGTCTAGATGTGCCAGGGCTATAAAATTGAAATCACCTATTCTTTTGGCAATTTTCAAGACTTCATGAGTTCTTTTGTGAATCATAAAAAAGTCTTCGTCGGTGAAATGGATATTCCTAATACCTCTGTTGTACATCGTACTGAGCATAATTTCTACATCATCTAGATGAATGCAAAGTCTTCTATGCTCGCTCGCTACACAAGAGGGGCAGAAGGTGCATTTCCTAGGGCACCCGTAGGAAGAGAACAAAGGGTACACAATGCCATCATATTTATTAAGATGCATATCACAATCTGACAAAAGGATATGATAGAAAGCCCCCAGGGATACATAATTAGCATAACTTACGATTCCTTGTTTAATACGAGCGGGAGTAAAAACTTTTAAGGGCAGCCCCGCCCACTTAACCAGAGGTGTATACCCGAAGAACTTTATTTTCCTAGAGGCAGAGAAGCGATATATTGTCTTGCAGAGGTCTACTTGAGGGTAACTCCAAAGAGCAACCAAGACTTCATCTTCAGGAGGGATGTTGTCAATTTGTGCGGCGGTGAAGTCCTCCCAAAGCTCTGCATCACAATAATCCTTGTAATAACTAAAAACGATGTAAGGCAAATAACAAAATGATCCTCGATTAAACTCTGTTGAAGTGGGATCAATTATTATGATCCTTGAAGACTTCTGCTCCATTTTCTCCGTCCTCCATTACTTTTACATAGTCACATTCAAATAAGAGAAGAAGATGGGTAGCGATCATTTCGCAGGATTTAGATTCTAGATCTTTTTCTTCCCAGTTCTCTCTCACCCACCTCAAAACCTCTCTTTTGAAGTGTATAAATTCTATATCTCGATCGTCATGCATCACCAATTTTTTCATCTCTACATGAAAAACATGGCGATGGGCGTTCTTAAGGAAACTTACGTCCAAAAGAGAACACCCCGGCCAAGAGTGTAAAGCTTCAAATTGAAAATTAATGATGATTCGAGCGTAGATTTTATTATCCATGCTTCGACCCCCTGATGGAAGGATTACAATTCGTGGATCATTAAGGATATTTTTATTAGGTCCATAACCTCAGACCTAGCCTTGCTGTCATCTCTGAAAACACCGCTAACTGCGGAGGTTGTCATACCACTTCCATTATACTGGAGGGCCCCTCGATTACTCATGCAGCCATGGATACCACGCATTACAACAATGCATCCTTGAGGTTCTATCTTTTCATTGAAACAATCGATAATCTCATGAGAGAGGTGTTCTTGAAGCTGCGGTTTCTTGGAGTAAAAGTTAATCAGGCGTGAAGGCTTTGAAGCTCCAGCGAGTTGCCCTTTAGGTATATAACCTAACCAAGCTATACCAGCGAAGGGCAGAAAGTGATGGGAACACATGGAAACGAAATGGATCTTATCTAATAGGATTATTTGATCATACTCCCTATCATTAGGAAAGGAAGTGAGATTGTCGAAACCTTCAGGATGCTCTAAAGAGGAGAAAAACTCCTGGGTCCACATCTTAGCGATGCGCCCAGGAGTTCCTGAGAGGTTGGGGTCTTTAATATCAAGCCCCAACCCCTCAGTTAAAGCCTTCTGAAGATATTGCTCAGTTAGGCTCCGGTCCATTCTACCCCTCCGTGGGCGCTTCCTCTTCGCCGGTGGCGGCCTTCTCGTCTTTGGCGGCATCCTTTTTGGCAGTTTCCTTCTTCGGAGGCTTTTCCTCTTTTTTGGGAGCCTCGTCGGGATGGGCGGCAAAGTATTGCTTCTTGGCAATGTTGGTATAGATGCCCACCCGCTTCTCGATGAAATCCGGTTGATCCCCCTTTCCACGAGCTTCATAGTACGGTTTGAAGTACTCGGTCATCTTGGCCTTGATTGCTGCGTCGTCCAGGCCGGCCTTGAAAGATTCGGTGAAAATTTCCAGAGCTTTGGCTTCATTGCTGGGGCCGCGGGGCTTGGCGTCCTTCTTCTTGGTCTTGGCGGCCTTGAGCTTTTCCTGCTCTTCCGGCGAAGGATCAACACCTTCAACGATTTCATTGTAGAGCTTGATGACGGAAGCAGGGATCTTCTTGGCTTCCTCGGTGCCCTCGGGAACCGATTCCACGGCCTTCAGGAAAGACTCCACCAACTCCTTCTTGGCCACTCCGACAGCTTTCACTTTTTCGGCCAGCACGCCGCACTTGTTCAGCGCGCCAATCTCTTTCCGAACGGATGTTGCATTGCAGAATTCTGGGCTCAACATAATATTCCTCCTTGTAATGAAGTTAGTAAGGATAGGGCGATGAGGATTGTATTTCTGCTGCCTCGACTCTTCTCTGAAGAGATTGCCCTCCTAAAAGTTACTTACAATGTAACAAGCAATTAGGCGGTTTGCAAGATAAATCTTTAGATTTTTATTTACAATAATCCTAAGTACTTATGAAGCTGGGCATTAATTCTAACATAATGCAGGCTTTCTTCCAGTAAAACGCTAATGATATGTTTAGCTTCAACCTCACAAGTTTCAGATAAGCTCCAAGCGATGTTTGCCTTACCAATCCTGCTACTTATATATTTAGTCTCCTCGATAGCCCATTCTAAATCTTCTTGTGTTGCTATTACAATTTTAATCCAGTCTCTTCCTTCTCTCATCGTACACAAATTGCTGTATACAAAACTACCCAGATGACCTGAAGAAGGCGGCTTATCGTCTATCACCCAGCAGCAGTCTAATCCTGGTACTAGAACTCTAGAACCGTTTGTTTCTACAGACACGCTCTTACCCAGAGCTACTAGAGTGTTCACCACTTCTCTAACCCACTCTGGGTAAAGAAGCGGCTCGCCCCCTGTGATGGTGTATTTCTGAACGTGGTCTCTGCCTATAATACCAGATCTCATCATACTTGCAGAGTTTTCCCAAGAAGCTTCTTTAGGAACCGTTTGCGTTATTTTAGTGTCACACCAAGAGCAGTGGAGATTGCATCCTGCTACTCTTATGAATTTACTCAAAACCCCTTGACCTATATTGTTCACTTCACCGTCTATAGAAGTGAAAACCTCCCATAAAGGAGCTGAGCAAAAGTCTGTTTTACCTCTGTTCATTGTTGTTCCCTCCTCCACTCTGCAAAACTTGTGCGGGTCTCGTAAAGACGAACCCTTTCTAGCTCTGCACCGTCTGGAACATACTGATTTTTCCTACTCACAATAAGCTCCACAGTTTTTTCGGCGGTGGGGTTTTCCATCAGTATATTCAGATCTTTGTGATCTAAATGGAAAATAATAGCACCCTCAACTTTCTTTTTAAGCTCAGAGAAGTCGCATATCATTCCAGTCCAAGCGCCCACCTCTCCACTTATCTCAATCTCAAGTGTGTAGGAATGACCATGAACCTCTCTACATTTGCCAGAGTAATGAGGGAGGTGATGTGCGGCGTGAAACTCAAATATTTTGCATACACTAATCTTCATGATTTTCTCCTTCATCTTCTAAAAAGCCAGGCACTTCAGAATCTAAAAAGGGCTGACCAATTGAAAGTTCCTGAACTACAAGCACCTCTTGTAGCTCGTCAAATTCCACACCACGAGCTACGGATACTCCTAGTCTCATTAATCCTCTTCTCTTTTCCCTAGGAGTTTGATTAAGAGATACCATTAAGTTCACATGGGCTAGCTTTCGAATGTCCTCACTAGTATCCGTAGGCTTAACCCTCCTTCTATCCATGCTACCTCTATTGCTTTGTGTTGCCGTGATTACTAAAGAGTTTCTCTCTTGAGCTAGGTTTTTCAGCATCTTCCAAGTTTGGTTGATGCTATCTCTTCCTACCAATCTAGAATCTTCAGGTCCTAAAATATCTGCATAGTCCAAAACAATGCCATCAGGAACGAACCCTTCTGTATACTCTAGAAGATCCAAATCTCTTTTTACATCGCTTATATTAGCAGTATTCATAGGATAACTAATTATCCGTATATTATCTCCAAAACTTTCTTCAAACGATTTCAAAGTAGAAGTCAGATTAGAATAATCTATTTTAGGAGAAGTCCTTTTGACATACCAAATACCAGGTATGAAATTTCCATCTTTTTTATCTCTACATGCAGAGCAGGGGGTGTGATTGTACTTTTCGCTATATGCTGGAGGCATATCTAGTTCATCTAAAGGAAGGCCATCAGAATTGGATTCTCTTATTGGCAGATTACATCTGTTTTTTTGGTTTCTCAAACAGTCGAAAACGGGTATTGTAATTTCTTCCTTCTCATAATCCATTCCGGTTATTCTTTTAAAACTTCTGCTTCCTATTTCCTCTTCATCCATTTCTAGGGAAATTAGAACAGCTTTGAGGTGATTAGAGGCGAGCAACCATAAAGCTTCGAGCATCCACCAGGTCTTTCCTCTTTTCATTGGTGCTAAAACAGCTACGAGCTGTTTTCTCTTGAGCTTACCTAGTAAAGCACCCACTGCTCCAGGGAACTGAAATAGATATTCCTCTTCTTTAAACAGAACAGATTCTACAAACTCTTTAGATAGTGGGTTTATCCATTTGCTCGTTGTTCTAGCAACCTTCCTATAAGTAGAAAAAACCTGCTCTGCCTCGTCTACATTACCTATATCTATAAGACCTTGAGCTCTGGAAAGTAAAACCTGAAGGTTCCTTTCCTTGAGATACTTAATGCTTTCATCTGAATAATAATCTGTGTTGAAGCTCTCCATCCCTTCGAGCTTTTTAGATAAAGTTCTTAGGAATATTTCTATGTTGTCTCCTAAGGCTTGATCTAATTCTTGTCTCTTAGCGATGTAGATTTTCTCTATATTTTCTTTAGGAGCCTCATCATATTTTTTGTAGTAGTCTTGAATCCAATCCAATATGACTTTAAACTGATCTACTTGAAGAAGGTCCTTTTTTACTGAGGGCATAACCTCCCTACAGAACCTGGTATCGGCTATAAGACCGATCATTAAATCTTTTTCTCTTTCAGAGCTTATCTTGTTTCTGGTGTATATCATTCCCAAATTCCTTGTTTAACTAAATAAGCAGGTAATCTTCTCGAAAAAGTATAATCAGAACAAAAGAAACCAGGAGATAAAGAAACTCTCCCATCTTCAATGTCATTCTCGATAGATTCACACACCCAACGAGCCATTTTCTCTGTATTAACACCGCCCATTACAGAGTAATTTAGAAATCTGTTTCTGTTTTCTTTGAAGAAATCTACGGTTTTATTGGCACCGTCTATAAACTTGTTCTTCTCTTTAGGAGAAATCTTATCTTCTTTTAAAGTTCCTCCTAGTGCTTTATTAGAGTAAAAACTTTGATATATTTTAGTTATCTTAGGATACTTATCTTCTAACAGAGGTATTGAGGTTTCTAATAATCTGGGCTTTTCTTGGAATTTTAACAGATAGCTTAAACCTTCCACAGACTTAGCGAAGGGGTTATACAGGAAGGATTCCAATGTTGTTTTTAAATAGATATTTTTTAGAGGGGAGTTAGGAACAGGAAAGTAATGTGAATCTAAAGTAGCTAAAGAGAAGTTCTTGATGGACTCTGTTATTTCTTCTGAGGAGAACCTCCTGTTTTGTAATCTAGTATCATTTGAAAACAGGGTTCCTCTTTTTGCATCATTTATTTTTTTCCAAGTTTTACGAAATACCTCTGTATCTTTAATATAACAGGTTTTTAATCCTAGATTGTTCCAAAAATTTACTATAGAGGTTATTGTTCCTGGAACAATCATTTTCTCCTTTTTAGGAGCAGGTGTGAGGACTGTTTCTTCTTCTGCAAACTCCTCCTCTTGGGCGAGCTCCGAGGATTTGCAGAATCCTTTAATACCTGTTTTCTGAGTATTATGTAAGAATAAAAGTTTGCGAAGCAAACTTTTATTTCTTAGATAATATGAAGATAAATAGGTATATATTTCTTTTCTTTCTTTGCTTCTTTCTTTCTTTTCTTTGGAGGTGAACTTTTCTTCTTCTTCTGGAGAATACAAGGAAAGCACACGAGTACTGCTGTCTTTATCAAACCAACGGAACACAAGACCTGTTTCTACCATTTCTAAAAGAACAGAAGACACCTCCTCCACCTGTTCCCCTAAAATTAGAGACAGAATTTCGTTATCTCCTATAAATCCTACAGGGCTTATTTTTACCATCAAAAGTATTCTCTCACACAGAAGTTCTCTGTATTCCATATCTGTTACCATCTAGAACGTGAAGATAATAAGGAAAGATCCGACCCCATAAAATTTAGAAACTTTTGCGGAGGATCGACCAGGGGTTTTGTATAAGCTGGGGTCGAGGCAGCTAACAAAGGAGAGAAGGTCAATCCCCCACAAAAGTTTCCAAATGCATATACAAAATAAAACATATGCAAGTGGAATGTCAAGGGGTTTTTTTCGGCTTTCATCTAAGCAGATCTCTTTTTAAATTATAAGCTTCTCTAGGAGATAAAGAGCCAGGATCTCCACTGTTTAGTTCTATGTTTTCCACCTGAGGTATCGAAACAGATAACATGCTTGTTCCTCTCTTTGCCAGCTTTTGTGCCTCAGGTTCAGGATCATAGATCCAGAAAGCTCTTTTTACCCCTCTAGATACTAAAGCATGAATGTGATGGTTATTAAACTCTGTTCCTAATGTGGCACAGGCCCCATCACCTAACCTCCAAACATCTGTTACTCCCTCCACAATAAAGGCTGTATCTGATACTGTGTCTATGTTGTAAAAAACAGAGTCTGGATCTACTAGAAACTCTTCTTTTTTAGAGTCAATATATCTAAGCTCTGCGGACCCTGTAACATCTCTGGCGGTGAAACTCACTATAGTTCTGTCCATAATAACAGGAACAATGATTCTAAATTTTAATCTGCCAGCTCTATGATCTGTAAATAGTATCTGATATTTTCTTCGTATCTCAGACACATCGAAATTTCTACCTTTAAGGTAGTCAATATGCATCTGTAATGGTTCTTTAAAAGCTTGTTTAGGAAGAACATCTTCGGGTTTTATTTTAGGAACAAATGTGGTTATTTTTTCTGGTATGTAGTATTCGAAATACTTTAGGCAAATGTCTTCGGCTTGGTCCCAGGAGCACTGTTCTAAAGTCTGTATCAGGTTAAGAACAGTTCCTGTTTTCTTGCACTTCCAGCATTTTAGAGCTTTAGATCTAAGGTTGATCCCTAAGTGATTGCTTTTATCAGAACACCAAACACATTTTATACCTATCCAGCCAGGGCTTACATTTTTGCCCTCATAATATATGGAGATTCCTTTAGTTTTGAGATAAGATATAACATCAAAATTTCTAATGTCTGCTTTTTCCATAAATTTAACCTATGAAATCTCAGTTCTAAACTGCTTTTCAGGTCTCTGCGGGTTTGTGTACTTCTTAGGTGAGAATCTGAGAAAAGCCCTACCGTCAATGCACACCCAGATTCTGCCATCTTTAGCAATTTGAATTCCTATGTCTCCGAAGAAAGCTCCGGGTTGCATTTCATGCTCTATAGAGATTAGCCCATCCATGTGTGTTTCTTCATACTCTTTCATGTTTCCTCCTTTTACATCCACCCTAAATCACAATAAGTGCTTATGCGATGACCGAAATGCTCAATAAAAGATTTATGAAGAGGATTGAAGATATCTACTATAATTCCTTCTTCTTTTCCAGGAGCAGCAGTTAAGGATCTGCTAGATGCCTGGATAGTTTTTATTTCGCTCTTTCCCCCGCCAGCGTTTATTATCACATTAAGTGAAGGTATGTTCACTCCTTCATTCCATATGTTAGTAGCCACCACACAAGGTATTTCTTTCTTGATAAAAGCGTGGCGGTATTTATTTCTGTTCTTTGACCTTGCTTTTATCTTAGCCTCGATTTCTTTAATCTTGCAAATTTCTTGGTCGATAGTTTCTCTCATATTTGGAGGGAATTTACCTTTATTTTCATATCTGATCAGTCTCTTTTTTAGAAAGTCTAAATAAGTTCTAGTTCCACTATCTAGCCCTCCGCATAGGAAAGGTACCTCATACTGGGGGAAAAGAAGATTAAAGATTTTTTCTAAATGAAAACCATGTTGAACTCTAGTGACTAAAATCAGTACAGTGCTTCCTTCTTGAATGTACTCCGCGGCTGTATTCACGATAAGCCGATTTAAGGATCTGTTTTCGATGATTCCTTTTTGATAGGCGTCTTGATAAGCCATCTTTTTAACGAAGGTTGAAACCTCAGGAGCTTTGATAAATTTAAGTTTGGCCTTCACTGTTGCCCCCATTTCTTTAGCTTTAGATTGAGGTACTTTGTAGATTACAGGACCTAGGATTGCTTCCATCACGATTCTTTTTTCTTCTTTACTAGGTACGGAAGCTGTTAAACCTATTTTAAAAGGGGCTAAGGAACTCATCAATATTTTCCAATATGCCCCACCCTCTTTGCTCGCATGGTGAGCTTCGTCAACAATTATAATTCCAAATCTGGATAAATAATCCACATCTGTGTATTCTTTCATAGTTTGAAAGGTTGCGATTATATTTTTAGAATCTAAATCTTTATTCCCGTCTCCCATAAGTCCACAAGGTATTCCGTATGAATCAAAAGCCTCTTTAGTTTGATACAATATATCTTTAGTGTTCACCAAGAACAAGGAGGGGCAGTCGAAAGTACTCTGTACTGTAGATATAATGCCCGCGGCAATTACTGTCTTTCCTGATCTAGCAGGGGCATCTATGACCCCTCTTCGGTGTAAGATAGCTTTTTGGATTGCCTCCGCCTGGTAGTTTTTGTAAAGAATTCCATTTAGTTTTTTTAGGGCTTCTGGTTGTTCTATCTCAAATTCATCTTCTTCATAGATTTTGATCTCACTACCGTACAATTCTTTTATTCTAGGGATCAACCCTGTAGGAAATAAATCTTTATGTAGTAGGCTTCTTCTTCGTATTTTTAAGATTGGTCCCCTAGGACCAGGTCTCTGATTAACCACCTCATAAGATAAAACCGGACCTAGAAACTCAGCGGTGGTTTTGTTTACCACTTTACTGTGTACGCTATCTAGTATTCTAATTTCAAGTTCCGTGTTTCTCATAGTTTTCACTTAAAATTGCTGTAAAGTTAGTGTAAAGAGCTTAAAATCTAAGCGTTCTAAGCACGAATTCTGCACGATCTTTTTGCTACTAATGCACTTGTATGCATAATTAAACTGCCTTCATTTTTGCTTATGTAAATCTAAAAGAATCGAAGACCAAGTGGTATATATAGCCCATTCTATTTCGGAGTTGCTGGATCGGTCTATAAGCTCTAAGTCACCTTCATCTTTCCACCTAATAGGATAAGTGGATGTCTCTATAAATGTCATAAAGTGAAAACCTGTCCAGAAATAAGACTTCTTTTTTCCGAAAATCTTTCCTAAAGTTCCTACAGAAAGAGCCCCAATAAACCCTGCTCTTCCGAACATTGCAGCCTGGCTGTCAGATAGCCTTCCGTCGCATACTTCCATCAATCCGTCTATATGCCAGCTTCTTCCTAATATTTCTAGATATAAGATGTGAGATGTTGCGTGGGTGAGGGCACTAATCACAGCACCGGCCCCTAGAGCTCCAGCTTTTTTCCAAGTTATGTCTTGGAACTCACTCAGAGGTATGCCATTTATAGTCCAGTAAGATTTAGCCATAGCCGGAGTGCAGATTAGAATCAATAATAGTATTGCGAGAGAGAATGTTTTCATCAAAGCATCTCCTCAGGGAGCATGTCAAGAACCTGAATCAACTCCCCTGTTTTATGATCCTCATAAAAAACGTCGTGATTATGGCATAAATTAAAAACCCAATCTGGAACGTGACCAGCACAACGATCCTCATCTGACAATAACACTATAATTTTTTTAGGCATGGAGCCCTCCAACCTGATTTTTCTGATAGTGGGCATTTTTATTTTAGATATCATCCAAACGAGTAGGGAAAGACCAGCGAAAAAAGAAAATATAGATATGGATATCTCTAACCAAAACATCTCTAACCAAAACACTATACACCTCCCACTTAGTTGCATATCTGTTTAGTTTTCCTACTGCCCGCCTAAACTCCGAGTAAAGACGGGCAGCGAGAAAACTAAATCCCAGGAAGGGCACCCTAGAATTTAGAGCCAGACGCCGGCCAAATCCACAGCGCGGCCCATGCAAGTTCCGATAATATCTATATGCGCCCTTCCTGCATCGGCTGGGGGATTTTCCCCTCTCGTCCAAAATCCCTCCCATAGGGGCTCGGCGATGATGCAGGGTGTGAAAAGCATAAAAACCTCCCTAGTTGTAGAAGATGTCCGTTACTTTGGATTGAAGTTGCATCCTTCTCTTTTCGGTGTTGATCTGGTGTGTGATGAACTGAGTGAGGATGTTGTAGAATACCCACTTGGTCATCACTCCCCACATTTCCTTCCTCATCTGCAGCTCTTGAAATAGCAGCCAATCCTCTACGGAAATTTGGGTGGACACCTCTTCCTCTTCCAAGAGGAGTGCTTCCTCTTTGGTAGTGAGTGCCAGCTGCTTCACAGCATCTTCCACTGCTTTGGGTTCCATCTTCTCCTTGCGCCAATCCTTCCACTCGATGGCAACTTTGTCCAGCTTGTCGAACCCACTCTCGAGAATGCCGTCGACCTCGTCCAGACTCAATGACTTGATGTGGCGCTTTTTGAATCTTCCGTAAGTCTCTCCGATGGTGAGACCGTTTGTGCAAACGAGTCGAAAAGCTCCGATCATCACTTGGTTCTTCCAGCTTCGGTCGTAAGAGTTGAAGATCTCCACCGTGGGGTTGATGTGATCGCCTTTTTGGATCATCACTTTGTTCTCAGTGAAACGAAACACCGCCCTCATTCTTTCACCTTCCCCATCCATCCTGATTTCTCTTTCATACTTTCCCAGATGGGAGAAGGAAGCTATCTTCTCCTCTGTCATTTCGATCATTTCTTGGTGGGAGACGAGTTTATACTCGTCTGTTGGGAGGCAGAAAACATGGCCGGTATCCGGGTTCCAAATTGCTTGATGGCCTTCGATGAATCTGTCATCGATGTTAATTGCTCTCGCCTCGACCCTGGGCAGCTCCTCAAACTTTACTAATTTCATGATGCATCTCCTTTGTTGTTTTTTGTTATGTTCTGTGCATACTATAATAGTTGTTCTAGGAGGTAGCAAGATAAAATTAACAGTCTAAGAAGATTCTACCTTGGTCTTTAGCTTGACCCACCACGAACTTCAAATGATGCCTGTTCCTCAAGTCCGCCAAAGTTCCTGCAATCGCAGCCTTATTTTGGGGAACCTTCCAGTCTCTGTTTTCGATATTTAAAGCTTCAGCGAGTAGAGCTGTATCCCAAATGCCCAAAAACAACTCTTCGATAATTCTTCCCCTTCGGCTTCCTTTTTTCTTCTTTCTTTTACCGTTAGGCTTTTTGGGCTTAACAGGAGGGCTCTCAACCAAGACCTCCTCAGCCTCATCGTTTACAAACTTAGGAGCATCTGCGTAGAGCTCCTCAAATTTATTTGCCAGCTTTTCAATCATTTGTGGTTTGTTGTAATGAGAAGGAGGAGGGGTTTGGAATATTTTGATGTAGAGTTTTTTAATCACCGGTAATGGTTTAGTACCGAGATCTTTCTGATAGTCTTTGCTGTTCATAATCTCTTCTCGACCCCCTAAGGTTGGTTAGCTGTTTGCGATTGCCATTTCTCCCTCACCCGTGCTTTCGAAGTTCATCAGAGTTATGAGACCTTTCCTTTCTAAGCATCCCAGAGACTTTCGGATGTGTGTACAACTAGAACGGAGGCGAAGTTCCAAATCCTCCACCGAAGTGAAGTCCCCCAAGTACTGAAGCTCTCGATATATTTCGAGTTGTTGATCGGAAACGAGAAGTGTTTCCACTTTCTTCCAAGGGCCGACTTCTTTAACTACAGTAATCTTAGGCATGTCACTCTCCATTTCTAATCTGGGACCCGTCTTTAATCCAAAGCTTCAGCAGAGGTCTGTATGTCGGGTCCTCCAACATTTCTCTGCCTTTAACCTTAGCCTCTTTTGGATCTTGTGCGGTTACTCTGAAAATAGCTGTACCATTTTTAGAAATGCCTATCCATTTCATTACACTCTGCTCCTTTTATAGTGAAAAAACGAACACAGAAATGCCATAGAGTAGAGCAAAAACAAGACCTGCACCAACTATCGTCTTTATTTTCTCTTTAAGTTTTTCCCTCCTTTCTTGTTTTTGATATTTCATAACCCAATCTGCTCTCAAGGTCGGGCTTTGGAAGGGGTCCCACTCTTTCATAATAAGCTCCCTTATCATTTTTCTATCTTTAGGTTTAACCATGCGTATCAGAGCTGAGATTGTGCCCACTATTTGTGCAATTGAAGCATCACAGTAGATGGAATAAACATCTGAGAACTCGTGGTCGATATCCGCAGAGAGGATCAAACCAGGGAAATTGTTTTCTTTGAATTTTAGTGAGGTAAACTCAGAAAGAGCTAAGAATAGTCGTTCTTTTTCGGGGTCGATTCCCTCGATATGTTCTGGAGGTGTTTCTTGCATTTTTCTCTCCTTATTGTTTAACGACCCTAAGCATACCATTAAAATAGCATAAAGAACTGCAATGTCAAGATAAATTATTTAATCAGTGCTTTCACTTGTTTTATATATTCTTGGTATTCCTTTCCGTATAGGTTGTTTTGATGAGTGAGATCTACGGCTCTTTCAAACTCCTCCAGCGTACCTGAAAAACATCCGCAAACTACCAAATTATTTCCGTTTAAGTCCCAGTAGGTTGTTGTTTGTCCTTTTCTAGATCCTATAGGCGAGCTGGTATATCTCGCTGGGTTTTTTTCGAAGTCGCGGCATTCGTGGCAGTCGCGGCAGTCGCGGCAGTCGCGGCAGTAGTGGCAGTCGTGGCAGTCGCGGCAGTTGCGGCAGTCGCGGCAGTTGCGGCAGTTGTGGCAGTTGCGGCAGTTGTAGCAGTTGTGGCAGTAGCGGCAGTCGTGGCAGTCGCGGCAGTTGTGGCAGTAGTGGCAGTTGTGGCAGTCGTGGCAGTTGTGGCAGTTGCGGCAGTTGCGGCAGTAGCGGCAGTCGTGGCAGGACATAGAGGCTGCTGCTGCCTCCTCCTCTGTGTAAGCAGCAGAATCCCAAGAGTTTCCTTTTTCGTCTATCCAAAGATTATTTTCCTTTTTCATTTTGTTCTCCTAGTGTATGGATTAAATACTCAGTTTTCTTATATCAAGCTTACAAACCGCAGCTTTGCAGAATCCTGTAGGAATCATCACTCCTGTAGGAGAGAGTATTTCTTCATTTACCAGGAAGTTATAAATGTTCTCGTTTTCTGACCAGGTCTTTATCGTGTATTCTCCCTTCTTAGTAGACTTCCTCAGGTTCACAGTTAAGGTGCAGTAGGGCTCTCCTGTCTCTTCAACCAGGAGCAGAAGAGCAGGAACACCTGGATCCGATTCGTATGAGGTTCTATAAAGTGAAAGAGCCTCCCCACGATACTCAATCCTACCCAAATACTCAAAGTGTTTCATTTCATTTCACCTCCTTTATCTACCATAATACTGCGTTTTTTGTCAGGGCTTCTCCACACAGTGGTGCCGCTCATGTAGTGAGTGAGATAAAGCCAGTCTCCTTTTCCTCGGTCTATAAGCGCCCCCGCCGCCCTACGGATGTCCTCTTCGTATGAGGTGTTCCCCTCCATAGTAACCTTTTGATATGCGGTTTCTGCCATTCTGTCCTCCTTTGGTTTTTGAAGTTTAACCTTTTGTTTTTACTGCGATTTGAAGATTTTAATTTTTGATATTTATCCATCATCATCTCGAGCTCATTAATATGTACAGAAAAAGAGTCCAACGAGATAGAATTTAAATCTGAAACAGATAAGGAAAATTTGTCCAAAGCCTCTTTTAGAAGTTTAAGGCTTTTTGTTAGTTCTGATATAATACTCTCATCTGCTACAATTTTGATCATTTAAAGCTCCATAATCAGGTTGTAAGTATCTAGTTTAAGATTAAAACGTGACACCCAGAAATTAGAATGAATCAGCTTGTCCATAATGTAAGCTCTAATCTCAGGGTCACCACCATTGCAAATACAAGTAGGAGCAGAGTCTATCCAAACATGAAAATAGAAAGCCATCCTGTCCCCCTCTCGTTATAGTTGTTCTTAGTTTAATTATAACAACTATAACTGGAGAGTACAAGATAAAGTTCTAATAAAAATCTGCTTATCCTAGTCCTTCCCTCATGTCTAATACAGATTTGATTAGTTCTATCTTCCATTTATCATAGTCTTGCTCTATTAAAGGTAGGTCTTCAGGGTCGCGGCTTCCTTTAATTGTATTTTCCTCTACCGCCTCCTCGAAACCTTCAATAGCCTCCCCTACCCTCCTATTGCTGTCCATCATAGCCTCCATCAGCTCGGCGAGCTTTTCATTGTAGGGAGTGTGTCTTTTGATTGTGGTCATGCTAACCTCCTAGTTGAATTCTGAAGGGTAAATAAAAATTAACTCATCCCACCCAGCCCCCGAGTATCCTACCACCACAATGCAAGGATATTCTTTAGGGACGTTATTTTTAGAGTGGTCCAAGTTAATTTCTCTCCTTACTACTTGGCTATAATCGTATAAGCATTTGACCAAATATCTTCTCATTTAACCTCCTCAAGTCTTTTTCTATATAAAATGACTAATAATCAAAGAAATAGCAAGATAATATTTTCTACCTCAGGAAGAATTTTCTAGGCTATTATTTTAATACCTTCCTTCGTGTGGGCATATACAACATCTGGCTTGTCAGGAATAGGCAAACGGAAAATCCAACTCCTGTTGCATACACAATGGTAATGGAGTTCGATACTATTTACTAAAGGGATAATCCTGGAACACGGTCTCCATTTGTTGCATCCTGGACATCTGGTATCTTTAATAGAACCTAGCCAAATTTCTGACATAATTAGCCTCCAAATTCTCTCATAAGAAAGGATACTTGCATAATTCCAGGCTTCATCAGGTGTCTCATCGAGACAATACGAAAACTGTTGAAGCCATGTCTCAGGAAAAGGTAAGTCTTTACACCATCGCAGAACTGGTCTATTTCTTCAAACTCTTTAAACTCTTGAACATCCACACGAACCACCACTAAATAAACGACACTATTAGAACCTGTGGTTGAGTCTTCAGACTCCGATTCCTCAGACACCGTCTTTTCTACAGAGAAGCCCATCACCTCTGCCATAGAATCTATAGCCTCTATCAAATCTTTTTTATCCATTTCTAACCTCCTTTTTAGATGACCTGTTAATCTGCATCTATGCTCTGCCTAAGCAAAGCATAGAAACCGACCAACAGACTACTGCCCAAAGGTCTCGTAGTAAACCTTCCTGAACCAGGCGTAGTCGTACTTTACGCCCTTAGCCAGTACTCTCTTTCCTACCGTTACAGTCCAGGAGTTCCCATTACCATCGTTTTTGATCTCTACATTCTTAGCCATTTTCTCTCCTCCTTTTATTTTCTTGAAGGTAGTTAGATGTGAATTATACTTCGTCCAGGTTGATAAGCAGAGCAACAGATACTGGAATTTCAACATCTGCTCTAAGTTCTCCAATGTACCAACCATCCAAAGAAATAAAGACTTTACCTTCCCAGTCTATTAGCTCTTCTGCCAGCCTAGCTGCGTTCTCTCCAGCCACCCCACTGTCCATCAACATAGAAAACAGTTTTATCTGCCTAACCTCCTCAGCACTAAATGTCATGGGGCGTTTTGTGCGGTCTGGAGAAGGTATAAGACCTCTCCTTTCCCACATCACCAAGTTAATTCGTTCTTTTCCTACAGCCTTAGCTGCCTCCTCCATCGTATATTCCATTTCTTTTCAACCTCCTTTAGTTATACCCACTCTTTAATCCAGTCTTCCAAGCTTGTTTCATACACATCGTCTCCCAGCTCTTCAGAAACAAACCGAAGTCTACTCAGCTCTCCAATGACAATGTGTGGTTGAAACCAATCGTCCTCCTCCGTTGCTGTGACTCTAAGAAGAGGTTCAACGTCCATTCCCAGAACCGCCGCTTCTACTATCAATCCGTCTCTTCCTTCGTAATTAACCGCCATTGTGCTGTTAGAAACAGCAACCGTTTTGTTCAAATCAACTCCCTCTTTTCTCAGACTATCTATCAAGTCCTGTGCCTTCATTTTTCTACCTCCCTAGTTGCTGGTTAATTCCCGTCTGTGTGCTTCCTCCTCCAAGAAAGCACACAGAAACCAACTAACCAACTACTGTTTTCTGTGAATCACGAGAATCTCCAGCTCATAATGAAGAATCGTAACGTCGTATCCATCTCCGAAGACTTCCTGTATCCTCCTTTCCAACTCCTTCCACTTTTCTCCCTCCACCCTTTCTATCACTGCGAAAAGCGTCCTTTCCTCACATACCTCCCAGAAGACTGCGACATCAAACTCGTCGCATATGTTGTAAACCTGGTTAATTGCCTCTTCGCATTCTATTACCTTAAACATAACTTTCATTTTCCCACCTCCTAAATTTCTAATTTCTTCTCGCCTTTAAGACTAACAATCTCCAAAGAAAGTTCCTGCACTCTCCCCTGAAGTTCCCTGTTGCAGTTAAGAATCGAATCGTAGTCGTCCATCAGACCCTTAAGTTCCTCCACCTCCTCCTTCAGCTCCTCCTTTTCCTCTTTAAGTTCCTTTATTTCCTCCCTCAGTGACTCCACCAACTCAATAATGCTGTTCCCGACCTCCAGCGCCGAAACCTCCTTCTTTTCAGAAGTTTTTTCTTTAATCGGTGCGGTTGCTTTGTACATTCCCTTTTCTACTCTCTTGATTCTTCCATTGCTCATTTCCTTCAGAAGAAAGTAGTTCACCGCTCCCCTCCCTCTTCCTGACTTCTCAATCAAATCATTAATATGAAATTGATTGTAACCGAAAGAAGAAACCGCATTCACCATGCTCTGCTTTTCCATTCTTTCACCTCCTAAGTGAAAGCTACATATAAAATGTTGTCAGAAATGGTTTGGTAGCTGCGACTTTCTTGGTCACAAGTACAGTTATCCCAATCACCGCAGCAAAACTCATTAATGTGAAAGCACTCGCCATCGTCTCGCAAGTTTTTCAATGCCTCCAAATTTTCTGTCTCCCCCTTTTCTACCATAATTTTCTCGACTATAATTTTCTCAACTGTCTTTTCATCTCTCCAAATGCTTATTTCACTTGCCCCAGCCACCTTTAAAAATTGTTTCATTATCTTAACCTCCTCCAGAAAAAACAACTTCATTTAATTTCAATATAACAAGTATAACACACGGTAACAAGATAAATTTGCAATTCCTCCAATTAAATTGTAGCTTTAATTTAACCACCCCAGAAAGCGATACGTTAAGAGGGATAAGGTAGGGATAACACCAGCTCTGCTCACCCACAACGACAAATCGAAGGGCTAAAAGTGAGATAAGTATCAATAATCAGAATCAGCTGAAAGAAGAAAGGTCAATACACCAAGAAACAACTGGCAAATAATCAAGATTGTGAAAGCACACTGTAAAAACAATGTATTGAGGGTAGGTGAAGGATTAAATCATGTCAAGTTAATCAGTAAGTGTGCTGTAGTGTAGTAGTAGAAGAAAGAGGGTATAGATGATGGAAGTGTAATGTATTTTAATTTAGATTTGTATTTATCATCAGAGAAAAAGGATATATGTTTTTGAATCAAGGACTTTAAGAATCTGGAAGGATATAAGATTCTGGGACTCGCACCAGCCCCGCAATATGGGATTGGTTCAGCATGTTAAAGTTCATAGCTCATTCGCTCAGCGCCATCACATGACCGCACCATCTCCCGTAGACCACACTACCAAACCAGCTTCAATCTTTGAACCACACCCCACCACTGAACCAGCTTCAATCTTTGAACCACACCGCCTCCCTCCAGCCAAAAAATGAAGCTGACCTGTTTCCTGAATCAGCTTCATTTTATCTTGTTTCCTATTCCATCAAAGCCGCCCACTGCGCCACGAAAACCATCATGCCAATCGCCAGCACCACCACCGCTGCCCAATCCCATGCCTTCATCTTGACCTCCTTCCTCAAAGTGAAAACCAAAAGTAGCCAAACCCGACCAGTGCCCAAATCGCCGCCATCAAAGCCGCCGCTCCCAAGTTGCTCATTTCAGCCTCCTTCGCATGTGTCAAAAAGACTTCGACTGTTTTATATCCGTCAGCTTCTCGCGCAGTCTCAGCGTAAATTCTGCGCTAAAAAGCGCACTGTACATAGTAGCATACAGTGCGCTTTTACCTAGCTTATTTCAGCTTGAAAATAAGTCTACCGTCTTCACAAGTGCGACATGAAGCTTTACCGTGCTGCGTCAAGTCGTAAATTGTACCTGAAACTGCAGCCTTGTTTTTCTTCATGTCCCCGTATTGACTGAAGAAAAGCGCGACTTCTTCAGCAAGTGTCGCCTTGTCATAAAGCCCCGTTTGCAGCTTTTCAATAATGTACGCCCGACGACTTCGCATGAAGTCAACGACCGTCGCCTCTGCCTTCGCTTCTTCTTGCGTTTCAACTCCCGCGCCCTTCGACTTCAGAAAAGCCTCAAAGTCAACACTGTACTTCTTGCAAAGTTGTTGAAGCTTCGCATAAGCCGCCGCGCTTTCTTCAGTCTCCCGTGCTGCGCTGTCATTGTACAGTGCGAAAACCTTATCCAGTTGTTGTTGTTGTTTCTTTGTCATGTCTCGACCCCTTTCGTTTGTAATGAAATTAAAAGAAAAATTAAATGTTACACACACTATATATACAAGGGCAGGGCGTGTCAAGAAAAAAAATTGCCTAAACAAAAATTAATTTGTTTTACTACATTTAGCTAATGTAGGGAAGAAATAAAATATAACAGTAGTAACAATAAATGAATCAACTTCATTTTGTTTTATTACATTTAGTTAGTACAGGGAGAAATAAAATATAACAGTAGTAACAATAAATGAATCAGCTTCAGTGGACGAACGATTGGCTGGACGAACGATTGGGCGACAGGCAGAGTGATCGGCTGGCAGACAGGGCGAGCGAATGATAGGCAGGACAAGTGAGTGGCTGGCGGGGTGGTAGGCAGAGCGGACAAGCGAATGGTTTGCTTCATTTTTTGTAGCATACCCCTCGGTAAATGTTGCGGCGGGTCGGTGCGGTGCGGGGACGGGGTACCGACCACAGTCGAACCCAGAATTCGCCAAAAAACTTAGTTCAGATCTTTAACCGTCGTATAAGTTACTCTCCTAATTATCGTCGCTAACCATCGAAGTAAAACCTCATAAATTCTCCAATACCCTCTTTTCTACCCCCCTCAGAGGGCCCCTTTTTGGAGGTAAAAATTTAAGCCTTGACATTCCATCTACGAGGGTGCTATACATTAGGCATACTAAAGGAGTAACATATGGCTAAACGTGGACGCAAACCACTACCTCCAAATCAAAAGCGTAAGCAAATTCAAACGCACCTCACTCCCATCACTATCGAAGCCGCAAAGCGAGAAGCTTCGTTCTTAGGTCTAAAGCCCGGAACGTTCTACGCTAGAGCCATCGAAGCCTACGTCCGCACCAGGATCCGTGCTCGCAAACTTGAGGAATACCTGCCATGAGCTTTATCGGCCGCCTTATGCTGTTTAGGGTTAGTAAAAAAGGGTTCAGAAATCCGTGGGGCTCCGCCCCACTCAGGATAAACTATTTCCGTTATTACATATCCACACACCCAAAGGTAAACAAAAAGCATTTGGCTTTGTTCCTGGTAATGCTTCTGTTTTACATATTAGCAGGGGTGATGCTGGTGAGAGATTTGGTAGAAACATGGAGCGTGCCATGAGTGATTCTAAAATGAAGAGTGAGATTGCAGAGTTGGAAAGAGGAGCTATGAAGGCTAAGATTATTGATAGCAAATATGAAGGCCTTGAGCTCCATACTAAAAGATTAGAGCACGGATCCTGGGACTCCTTCCCTGTAGACGATGAGTTCTTAATCCTAATAAGAGACCTGATAAACAAATACTTTGAGGTTACTAATGGTGATAAACAGAATGGTGGTCCAGAGCCCAAACAGGTATAGAGGACCAGAGGTAATTAGAGTGGTGGAAACGTGCTACTTTTGCACCACCAAATCGCATAGGAGAAAACCAGCCACAGAACCTTGCAAGCTGTCTATTCCTATTTTTGAAGGAATAGAGGAGGCTAAGAAAGCAGGATGGAGGAAGGTTAGGTCTCCTATTAAAGGGTCTTTAGTTTGGGCGTGCCCAGAGTGCTGCAAAAAGTACAGATTAGGTGAGGGAGATGAACTACTCTGATTCTTATTTTAATCGAGATTATTTTTTTAAGAGGAACTACTTGCAATGGAGGGCTCCGCACATCTGCTCTGCCATCAAAGAAGTGCTAAATCCTGAGAGTGTGTTAGACGTAGGGTGTGCTACTGGAGATTTAGTGAAGGGCTTTCTGGACTTAGGAGTCGATGCTTACGGTTTAGATAAGTATGTTACTCCTGAGGAAATGGTAATGCCAGAAAGCCGTTTATATAGAATGGATGTGTGCGAATGGATGGGCATGGACAATATGGGACCAGAGAGAAAGTTTGATCTGGTAACTTGTATAGAGGTTTTAGGTGTAGTGAGAAAAACAGGCAAGCTGCTGGGAAACTTGGTAGCTTGGTCAAACACTATTTTACTCTCAGCCGCCCCAGAAATCAAAGAAGCTGAAGAGGGGTTTCTCTATGGTATAGGTTTTAGAAGAGCTAAAGATGCTGAGAATAAAATAAGACTGCCTCTGGAACCATATAAGCACAAGCTCGCCATCAAAGCATTTTACAACGGTATGGCTATTTGGAGGAAATGAAGGAGAAATGCATGGCTGCCAAATGGGTGTGTTGCCTAAGATGTCATAAAGAAATACAGGTTTCCAGATCAACAGATCCCAAAGACTGGTACTGCCGAAAATGTATTGAGGATCTACAAGGAACTCTACCTAAGAAGTCTGTGTTTAACAGAGTTGTTATTATTGCTAAGGGTCTGGCAAATAGAATTTAAAGGAAGGAATAGAATGAGAACAACAGAGCTTTACAATCCTAGACCAACTAAAGGCCTCACCAAAGACGGATTCCAAGTGTTAATGTTTGATGCTGTGAGACCGTGCAGGGACGACCGCTGTCCTTTGGACGAGGTTTGCCCTTACAGCAGACAAGGTAAGTGCCAGGTTGAAATGCAGTATCTGGCCGCCATACAGAAACACTTGATAGAGATACCAAGGAACAAAATGACTCAGGAATTTATGGATAAAGTTACCCTCCATTTAGTTCCTCTCTTTCATCAGCTAATACGATTCCAAATCCGCGCATATGCCGTAGAAGAAGTTTGCTACACCACGGCGCAAGGTGCTATCAAAGTTCATCCCATCTTCGCGGAGATAAGGAAGACTATACAGGCCGTGGAGAGCACACAAAAATCTTTAGGTATAGATTTGGAATATCATAGAGCTTTGGGGCTCGCCGGCAAGGGCTTAAGGACAGCCGCCAGAGGAAGAGACCCCGAAGCTTATGGAGACAATGGGTATACGGATGCCATGAGTGAAGAGGTTGAAGAAATGAGAGAGGAAATTGAGGACTCTTTGTTTCCGGAAGGCAAGAAGGATCCTAATCTCAAACGTGCTGTTAGGAGAGAAAGTGATTAAAAATGGATGAAGAAAAGGAAAGAGCAAAGAGGATCGCAGAAAGGTCAGTTAAGATTCTAGCAGAAGAGATGAAGTCTTCTCTTATTGCTTTAGGATGGACGCCTCCCGATGAAGAAAACTTGAGACTAGAGCTCGCTTTCAGATTAGAGCAATATGCTCGAGGGTGCTTTAGCGGGAATGTTTCGGAGTGGCCCCAACTCAAGCCTTTACTTAAGGATATCTATAATTTTTTAAGTGAAGGTAGTATTTAAATGCATACTAACACATTGACATAGCTAAGAAAGTGCAGAATTCACGCTTAGAGCCCGTCTACTTTTTATCCTAAATAGAAAGAACCTTTAATGAGTACAACCTCAGAAGAAAAGAAAGAACTAGCCCTAAAAATACAAGTGTACCGAAATGGGGCTGAGGGGTTTATCCAGTGGGCAGAGGAAAACGCCTGCTTAGAGATCTACCCTATAAAGAATGGAAGGGTAAGCACTGTAAAGAAGTGGGTACTGATGGGCAAGATGACAGATGAAAAGCACCCTGTAACTGGAAGAAGCTATAAGGATATGTGGGAGGGCCAGAAAGAAGTTATCAGGGAAGCCCTCAAAATGAGAGACGGTATGTTTGTGTATACCTTGATAATCCTATGTTGGATGCGAGGTGAAGGTAAGTCTCTTTTAGTGTGTTTAATACTAATCTGGAGATTTTTATGCTGGCCTAGACTTCAGATAATGCTGGGTGCTAATAGTAAAGAACAAACCAAGTTTGTTCATTACGATATCATCCGGGATATCGTGAGAAACAGCCCCAAGCTCAAGAAGATTGTTGGGGCTAAGAATATCCAAGAAAAAGAAATAAGGCTAACCAATTCTAAAGGAGAAGTAACAAGTCTTATCAGATCTATCTCTACTGCCAGCGGTATTGTGTCTAACATTTCGAATTATTCCTTCTCTGAAATTTTTGATATGAAAAACCCTAAGTTTTTCACTCAGCTCGACGGTTCCATTAGAAATATACCTAATGCTTTCGGTCTAATAGACTCTACCGTATCTGATAGAAGT